AAAACAAACAATTAAATTTTTTAAAAGATGTTTGACAGCAAAAAGAAAACACTATTTAGCAGAAATACGACATCTGCCCAGCAACCAGCTACTCCAGTTAGCACTATGGTTACTGAGAATCCTTTTTTAAGAGCAGGATTGCAAGAAACTTCCGTTACTTCCGAACTAGGTAATGGGGCTCTTAAGTACACTACAACTGGTTCAGATTTTGTAGATCAATTTGCAAAAGCAACTAACTACAAAAAGCCTCGTTCATACGCAGAGGTTTCCGCTGATATGAGTAATCTTTGGTCTCAAAATCAAAAATTAACTCTTGCATTGAGTTTTTATTTGCGTATGATTACCCGCGTCGTACAGTTCTTCTCCGGAGGAAAGACTTCGACTACTCAACGTGGTCAAGGTCTTAAACATGAGGGAATTTTCAGAATGATTTGGTTAGCTATAAACGCTCCTGAATCTTTTTGGAAAAACATTACTTTATTTATTTCAGTTGGTTCTTGGAAAGACATTATTACTATGTTGTCTTATGACTTACAGTATAATGGCTGGGAAAATCGTAAGTTGGATTGGAACAAATTTGGTCAATTAATTTTGGCCGGATTAGAAAATCCAAATACGTCTGAATTATTAAAGAAATACCTTCCTCAGATTAAAACAAATTCACAATGTAAAACTGTTGAAGCTGAAGCTGATAACATGATTGCAAAATGGATTTGTTCTTTACTCTTTGGATCAAAGGAGAATGAAACTGGGTCTACATACAAAAAGTATCGTAAACTAAAAGCATCAGGTACCGCACATCAATGGCAACAGTTAATCTCTCAAAATAGATTGATTGAAATCAACTTTGATACAGTACATGGTCGTGCATTAGCACAATTAGTTTCTGGTAAGTTTTTGGCAAACAACAAGCTTGAGGACAAATATGAAGAATGGATTGCTTCCAAACCGATTGCTAAGTTCACTGGTTATGTATATGAACTAATGGCACCTGTGAAATCTGGTTATCAAAACAATAACTTGAAAAAGTATCAGAAAGATACCATCAATAAACAGTTCTATGGTCTCATAGAAACTGCTAAGAATGGAATGAATACTGATTCTTCTTTAATTGTTGTTGTTGATAGTTCATCTTCAATGACTGCTTCTGTACCTGGAACTAAAGTATCTTCTTATGACATTGCGAAATCAATGGCATTGTACTTTAGTTACCTATTAAAAGGTACATTTCAAAAAGCTTATATGGAGTTTGCTGACAGTTGTGAAATGCGTTTTTGGAAAGGTTCTACGCCTGTTGAAAAATTACAGAATGATAGATGCGAAGCTTATGGAAGTACTAACTTTCAATCAGTTGGTATCACATTCGGTAAGATATTAAAATCAGGAGTTCCTGAATCAGAGTTTCCTACAGGAATACTGTGTATATCTGATTCATGTTTTAATCCTGTTTATAAAAGGGATGGAGAACTACAATCCAATTTCAGCGCGCTAAAAAGCAATTTAAGAAAATTTGGCTTTAGTGAAGAGTATGTTGAAAACTTCAAAGTTATTCTTTGGGATATACCTAATTATTATTATGGAGAAGTTACTCAAACAGCTTTTGAAACTTTCGCCGACGCTCCTAACATGTTTTACATGTCTGGACTTGATGGTTCATCGATTGCGTTTGTACTTGGTACAGAGTATAATCCTGTTGCACCTAAAACAGCTGAAGAGCTGTTCTTAGCTGCAATGAACCAAGAAGTATTGAATATGCTTGAGGTGTAAATCCTTACTTAGGGGACAGATGAAATAAGCTGTCCTCTATTTTATTAGAAAATCTTTCTATATAAATAATACAACAAAAACAAAAAATGAAAAAATTCTTTATGTTGATGATTTTGGTTACGATAGCAGCTTTCACCACAGTTAACGCGCAAAGTGTATCTGTTACCGTAAATTCAATCGATTTGAAGTACGAAGAAATTGATGCCGCAAAGTGGTGTCCTCCTGGCAGCGTAGTTAGCGCAGATTTTTTATCACGAAGTGTTACCGTTATTAAAGATAATGTTGAAACTTTTAGAGCAGTTCTCAAAAATGTCAAAAAAGTTAATGGTTATTGGACATTTACTGGTGTAGTTAGTGATAAACAAATAAAGAATGCGAAAGTAAGTCTTACTTTTATTAGTGTCAGTAAAGCAAAACTAAAGGTTACTCTCCCAAGTGGTGAAGTATATCGTCGAACGCTGACGTTATAGCTTTATCTTAGTGGCATACAGCAACTCCTAATTAAGAACAATTTGTAATAGTTTAAACAATTAGGGACCTAGGCTAAGTCTAGGCAAACTTCAACCTTTTTCTTTATCCCCACGGAATTATTCATCTAGCCACTAGAAAAACTTACGGGTGAATGGAGCCAGGATATGAAAAAGGTTGATTTTATAAGATGACGAACAGCAAATTAAATAACAATTAGCAATTTTAATGCAGTGGTCGAAGGTTAGAATCCTTCATCTTTAATCAGCGTAATAGCAAGAAGAGATTAGCTCAGCTGTATAGAGCACTTAATAAGTCATCTGCACCTTTAATAATCAATGATATGACTAAACAAGAATTAGAACTTTTAAAAAATATTTCACTATCTTTGAAAAATCCACTAATACAACTTGGGAAAGTGGTAATTTTGAACAATGGGTTGATTATGCCAAAGTTATGCGAACAGTAATTCGCACTAATTGCATTATGTTAGATACTTTGATTGCAAATTCTAACATATATCCATCAAGTGGTTATCCAGTTATGGAAACTATTTCTACTCCACCTACTTTTGAATCGCCCTTAGGTACATCAAAAGAGCCAAAAGATCCAAATGGAGTTGATCCTGTCTCAAAAGATTCATTAAAAACCCCTGTCTGGAAAAACGGACAGTGGGAATAACTCAAAACAAACTAATTTAAATAAATAAAATTATGTCTGAAACAAATCAAAATTCAGAAACTCCTGTTCAACAAGGTGCGTTTTATGCGTCACTTAAAAGAAACAATCGTGAAATTCGCCAGGACAGAGCGGATGCTATTGGAAGAGCTCTTCAGTTGCGTTATAAACGTAAAATTGAAGACATTGATGAAGAAATTTATCAGGCTCAAACTCGTAGAGAAAATGCGTTGGACTTGTCTCCATCTGTTATCGGAAGTCTCAATCCTGCTAGGGATTTTGATGCCGATCAATTTCTTAACGATGACATGAATACCGGCATTGAATTGCGTAATCTTAGAATCAAATCCAATGTAATTCGCAGTCGTTACAATTTCCTGTTTGGTAACACTTACGAAATGTTGGAGGTTGAATAATGGGAGGTGGTGGATATTCAATTCATTCGCGCAATATTCGCGCTAATGCAATGGGTTATGATACTCGATCAGCTGAAGAAATCTTTTCAAATAGTTTTGATCCAAGTATGAACCCAAAAGGAGTTACTTTGAGAGAATCTCGTGATTCTGAAGAACATCCTCATAGTTTAGCAATTATGCTTGTACTCGATGTTACTGGGTCAATGGGAAGAATTCCTCTTGAACTTGTAAGAAGAGGATTACCCAAAATGGTGGGAAGACTGATTGAATTAGGGATTAAAGATCCTCAGATCATGTTTACTGCCATTACTGACCATTTATGTGGTAATATGGCCCCTCTTCAAATTTCACAATTTGAATCGAGTGACGAAATGCTTGACCACTGGCTGACCAAAGTTTGGTTAGAAGGTGGAGGTGGTGGAAATGATGGTGAAAGTTATACACTTGCTCATTATTTTGCCGGCAAATATACTTCAATTGACTGCTTTGAAAAAGGCAGAGAAAAAGGATTTTTAATCTCCATTGGAGATGATAAACCTCACGCTTCTTATTCTTCTCGTAAATTGGAGGAACTTCTCGGAGGAGAACATCCCGCAATGACCAGAGAACAAATGATTGATATGGCGAAAGAAAAATATAATGTTTTTCATATCCATACTGGTGATGAGGCAAGTAGAGGAGTAATTCGTGATTGGACAAATTTGTTAGGAGAAAACTTCTATCATATCCCTAATCATGAGGAAATTCCTTATAAAATTGCAGAAATTATTGCTCAACGTGCCCGCAGATATCATACAGAAGTATCTCCGGACTTAAACGAAGTTGAAGACTTCAACAATGGACCAGGTAATTTATCTGCTCCTCAACAAGAAATTGAAATTCTCTAATAAAAACAACTTTTTTAAAATTTACGATTATGGGTATGACCAACAAAGCAATGAGCTTCGAAGATCTGGAATCTGAAGCCGCAATGGAAACAGTAGTAAATACTGAAGTAACAACCAATACTGCTGAATAATGAATCATAAAGCCATAATAGGCTTAGGATTTGGAGATGAGGGCAAAGGGATAACAACAAATTTCCTTTGCCTTCACAATCCAAATACATTAGTTGTCCGTTTTTCAGGCGGACAACAAGCCGGGCATACTGTTGTCTTAGATGGCAAACGGCATGTTTTTTCAAATTTGGGAAGTGGAACATTGAATCATAATCCCACTTATTGGTCAAAGTATTGTACTTTTGATCCAGTTGGGTTTTATAACGAAGTTCAAATACTTTTAAAAATGGGAATCACTCCAGTTATTTATATTGACAACAAATGTCCTGTTACAACTCCAATGGATAAAGAAATCAATGGTGAAAAAGATATGAAGAATGGAACTTGTGGAGTAGGAGTTGGTACAACTCAAGCTCGAGAAGAGAAATTCTTTTCTTTATTGTTTGAAGATTTATTTCATCCATCAGTAGTTGCAACAAAAATTAAACTTATGCGTGAGTATTATCGGGATTGCGATCAGGAATACATTGATGTATTTTTTTATTGCGTTAACTGGATATACAAAGTATTTGTTAATTGGGGTGCTCCTTTTTACAGAACAACTGGAGTTCCAAAAGGATTCGAAGATATTGTTTTTGAAAGTTCCCAAGGATTATTACTCGATCAACATTATGGATTTTTTCCACATGTAACTCGTTCTAATGTTGGAAGTACTAACATTTTAGAAATGGGTTATGATCCGGAATACTGGTGTGTTACTCGAGCATATCAAACAAGACACGGTAATGGTCCAATGACTAATTTATCAATTGATCACAACTTAAAGTTGAATCCATTAGAAACTAATGTCCACAACAAATTTCAAGGAGAATTTAAAGTATCTTTGTTGGACTTAGATCTTTTAGATTATTCGGTATCGAAAGATCCGTCAATTAGCTCTAAAAGAAAAAACTTGGTTATTACATGTGTCGATCAGCTTGAAGATACTCCCAGATACACTCGTAATGGAGAAATTGTAGAATGTAAAGACAAATTTGAATTTATTCAATCTGTTGGTCATATTTTACAATTTGAGAATATTTATTACAGTGAATCTGAAGAATCTAAAAATATTCAAAAATTTAGTGTAAGATGATTGGAAAAACAGGAACCATGAAATTCAGAGATGGCTCAACGGTCAATGAAGAGAAAAGCTATTAGTATTGCTAATCATTCTCCAGAAAAAATTGTTTTGGGAGTTTATCAAAATTTGATTAATAATCACAACAGTTTTTGTTCATGTGACTATTGCCAAATTTTAAAACAGTACGTTGCTGAAAAGAAATCATTATCCAGATTTAAGAAGCGTGATTATGAATATTATTATATTACGCCTCATGAATTAGGAGGTGATTTTGATACTGAGTCTAATTTTTACAATCAGTTGGAAAAAAGAAGATTGCGTATTAAAGAACTTAAAGCAAAAAAAGATGAATTGAAAAAACAAGTCATTTCATCGCTAAAAAAATAAGGTGGATTTCTGCAAATTTAAAAGTTAAAACTACAATTAAATTGGCAAACCCCCGAGGACTACTTTCTCATTAGAAATATATTTAATAATCTCTTTGGTAACATCCACCTGTTATAGAAACTAGAGAGTGTAAACATATATGGATTTGAGAAAGTGGTTCTCATTTTACAAGAGTACATCAGCAAATCAAAAAAGGTTAAAAAATCAATTATGTAAAACTGATAATAGCTGTTCAATTCAGCACGTCTCTATGACGTTAAACGTACTCTGATAAGGACACTCACAGCAATTTTTAAACAATTGTCTTTGGTTGATAAAAAAAGTGTCCTGATAAGTTTACCAACAGCAACTTAATAAACAATAATCTTCTAAATTATGCACGTTATAAAAAGGTAAACTGATAAAGTGAGCAACAGCAAATTAATATATCGTTAAATTTTGTAAATTCAACTTCAATAAAATGCTCACTTGCTTCCCAAACAAAAAAATATTAATTATTAAAAACAAAAGATGAAAACAGCAATTTCAATTTTACTATTTGTGATATTAGCATTAATAGTAGGTGATTTTAAAATCACATTTTCTCCCTTTAGTGTTTCTTTACCAGGATGGATTAAAATAATTGCCTGGACTTGTTTTGTTACAGGAATGGTAATGCTTGAAGTACATTCTTTCCGACAAGGTCTTGTAAAAGGTGCTGACTTGATGGGGGACCATATTATAAAAGTTATGCAAGAATCTCGATAAATGCCTGACTCTACTACAGTAGAAGATGCGAAATCTGAGGTCATTGAATAGTGCAAAGCTTGAATACAATCATGATGTCGATAGAGAAACTGTGAGTTGGTCAACCCAAAATGGAGTCAAAAGACTTATTAAGGATTTGTCTGACTCACATTTAGCTAACATTATTGAATATATATCAAGAAAATCTAATGAAGGAAATGAAGCATTTATCAAATTTCTCAAGACAGAACAGGCCTATCGAGAGAATAACAATGAATTTGTTGAAGATTATCCTTCTGAAGTAGATCCTGAAGAAGATCTTTCAAAATATTTTAGTTTTTAAATCGGGCGTGTTTGGTTTTGACAGGTAGTAAAGAAATAATAAGACAGCAGAGGTAGACCACCCTCTATAATCAGAGATCAAAACAATAAATGACAAGAAAGTAATTTCTTTTGCTCGTCCAGTTGCTGTAATGGTTGCTGCATAGTGAGCCGAGTTGTCAACTGACTTAGGAACAGAATAGTTGAAAAAATGTCAGTGCTCGAAGAGTGATTGACCTGGTGGATCACATTACCGTAATTGTGATTGATTTTTCTATTAGATTAAATAGAATGGTGGAGCTGGAGGTATTCTTCACTTAAAATGAAGGATAAATTCAAAAAGTTTTTGTAGTTTTGATATAGACCAAAACACCAGAAAAGAAACTGTAAAATCTAAGCTGTATAATCTTATTACGTATCCTATTTTGGACGGCGGTTCGAATCCGCCCACGTCCACAACGATTTTCGAATTTTTTAGTTGTGTAACATTATGCAATCGCTTGCTCGTGAGAGTAGGCGATTTTTTTATATTAAAAAAACAAATAAAATGAAAAACTATCAAATCAAAGGCGTAGACGGTAAAATGTACTGGGTCCACCGTAATATTAGTGTAGCTTCATTTGTTTTTAAATTAGAGGATGAAAAGTTCTCTATTCTTGCTAACAAAAGAGGTAAAGGCACTCCTGATAATCAAGGTAAATGGAATTGTCCATGTGGATATCTTGATTATGATGAAACTTTGGCAGAAGCAGCAGCTCGAGAAGTTTATGAAGAATGTGGATTAAAGATCACTGCTGATCTTTTAGTTCCGTTTGGAGTAAATGATTCTCCTGATGCTCATATGCAAAATGTAACATTTCAACACTATGCTATTTTAACTCCCGATGTAATTAAAAAATTAGGAGGTTTAACAAAAGTAGAAGATGAATTTGATGAAGTTGATGAAGTAAAATGGATTCCTGTTGAAGAAATTGGAAACTATGAATGGGCTTATCATCACGATGAAATAATTAAAAGAGTAATGGGATGATTAAAAGATTTCGCATAAAAAGACTATTAAGATATTACTGGGTAAATCTAGTAAAATGGGCTAATTCTAGAAAATATATTTTAGTTGATGAAAGAGAACAAAGAGGAAAATTAATTTGTTTAAGATTGATTTCGCACCCTAACTCTGAACTCAAAATTTGTCCAGAAACAAATAAAAGATATATTGTTAATAAAATAGAGAACATTTCAATTATTATAAATACTGAATCAATAGATTTCTTCGATAATCATTTACATACTGTAAAGTTTTGTGAAAAAAATTATCGTGCTATTATTCAAGTATTTGATAAACATGCTTCTGCCGATAGACAAAAATTAGAAAACAAAATCCGTGTTAATGTCAAACATTCATTTGACGACATGTACGATAATTTATTTGAAAAATGAAAAAAGCAGTAATATTTGATTTGGACAATACTATATTGTATCAAACCAATCGCAATCCATTTAATTGGAGTGATCTTTCTGGTGATGTAATAATTCCTGAGATGGAACAGATGATAGAATTATTTCTTGAATCTGACTACGCAATTTTGTTTGTTACAGGTAGACCTGAATCGGCAAAAGAGAATACTCAGAAGTTTTTACTTGAAAAAGATATTCCTTATGATAGACTTTATATGAAACAAGGCAATCCAAAAAAGAAAGCTGTTGTTCATAAAGAAGCTACTCTCTTGGAAATTCAAAAAGAATTCAATGTAGTATTAGCATTTGAAGATGACGATAAATGTGCAGAAATGTATGTTCGTAATAAAGTTATGACTCTTATGCCTTTAAACTATAAGATTCCAAAGAAGGGAAATCAAACGATTATTCCTTTTTCTTAGGAATTCGGTGCATTAGCTCAGTTGGTAGAGCAGGCCTACCAATGTGTAGGTATCGTCAGAGGTTCGAGTCCTTTATGCATCACAAACAATTAAAATTTATATTTATGAATGATATAGAAAAATATATTATTAAATCTCTCATAACTAATACAAGGACTGAGAAAGAAATCGGGTTTAACTCTGCGTTAATAACATTGTTAAAAGCAATGGCAGAAGGAATACCGTTACATTGCAAGAAGCAGAACTTGCTAATAATGCTGAAGAGAATGAAGCAGTCCCTTTAACCATACATCAAAAAATGATGAGAAAGGCTTTTAAGTCAGTACTTGGAGATACTGTATTATTTAGATCAATGAACTTAAATGATATTAATACAGTAATAAGTATGATTCCATCAAATAAACTTGCTGCAACTAAAAATCTTAAGAATTATACAAACTTAGGTTTAAAAGAATCAAAAGATATTATTGATTTATTTAGTGGATCACTTGAATTAGAACAATTGTAATATGAGAAAAGCAGATTTTACTTATGAAATAAAAGACAACATTGTAAGAATTGTTGATCTTAATTTAGGAAATGTTTCTGTAACAAATGATGCAGAAAATGTACTTACTACGATTCAAAAAGAAACTGCTTGGCAAAAATATCAGAAAATTATTTCTTGTGACCATGAAATGGAAAGAAGAGGTAGAACAGATGGTTATGCATATTGTAAGCATTGTTCATATTCCGCAACTGTATTTGAACCTTTGACAAAATGTTGTAAGTGTGGAAAACCGACATCATATGATACCGATTTTAGAGGTAAGTATTATTGTAAAAAACATGCAGCTACTAAACCTAAGAATCCTGATAAATCTAAAAGAAGGCTTTGGGATGCTGGTAAAAAAAGACTTCCTCGTAAAAGAAAGAAGTTACTAAAACGTTGTGCAACCAAATTATTCAGAGAAAATGGGATAAATGGTAAGGTTACTTACGAAAATCGTGTATATGTAACATTTAAATGTTCAGGTAAAAAAATAGATCTATTATTTAAATCTTCTGAAAAGTCTTTAATCGCTAAATATAAATAAAAATCATCAAGGGTGTTGGTAAACCCTTGAGTAGTTAATGCCAAAAATAAATCAATAAACAGTTTTATGGAAGTAGTTATGACAATTCTGTCTTTTTGGGTAGTCGCGTTTGGCGTGCTCGTACTAACCAAATTTTTTGTGAATGTTGGCTCTGACGAGTTAGCCACTATTGAAAAAAGGTATGTGGGTAAAGAGATGACCAATGGTCGTACTGTAGCTTTAGCTGGAGAAGTTGGTATTCAAGCACGTATCCTGGGACCAGGTTTACACTTCTTGATTCCTTTCCTTCAAGTAGCTAAAAAACACAAGTACTTAATAATCCGCGATGACGAGATTGGTTTGGTTACCTCAATTACAGGTGCACCAATTCCACAAGTCAAATTCATGGCTGAACATGTTGAATGTAACACGTTTCAGGATGGAGAAGCTTTCTTAAAAACGGAGGACAAAAAGGACCACAAATTTTAGTAATCCCTCCAGGAGAGCACAGAATTAATCCTCATTTATTTGAGGTAACTGTTGTCAAAGCTCCAGTTGTAGACAAAAACCAAGTTGCCACAGTTGAAGCTATTGCCGGCGCACCTATTGAACCAGGCCGTATTATGGCTAAGTCAGTAGAGTGCAATCTTTTCCAAGATGGTGTCAAATTCTTAAAGAATGGTGGACAGAAAGGTCCTCAGGTAGAAATTTTGACTCCAGGTATTTATCGTATTAATACCTATTTATTTCGTATCAAACTTGCCCCTGTGACAATCGTTCCTGGTGGTGCCATTTGCTTGGTTACTGCAATGGACGGTGCTCAAATTCCGGAAATATCAAACTTATCCCTGAAAACATCATCATTGGTGGTGAAAACGGAGGATCGACCGTTGAAAATTTCTTAGGAATTTCAATGATTGAGAAACTTACCGGTAAAGAATTCAATTCAAAGCCTACTGAAGATCCAAAGCCTAAAGTAGCTAAAAACGAGCCAAAAGCTTAAAAAATGAAGTGAAGGAGGGATAAACTTTGTGAACTCCTTCACTTTTCTTTTCTACGTTTGAGTGAATAATAGTAGCTTAAGATTAAAACGTTTATGCTTGACGGTATTAAGAACCGTAATTGCCACTTTAATAATCCAAGGGCATGGGAATACACTATGAGTTCAGCCATATTAATGACAATCAAACTCAGAGGACAAATTGATGGTCCTCAAAAACATGTTGATAAACAAATTGTAACAGTTGATGTAACCAAAATAGGGTCTAAATATCCTGAAGTGGTGTCTAAAAAGATTACATTCAATGACCGAATTCAAACGGAATGTTACAGAAAGATGAAGATTTCGGAAGAAATAGTTTCGGAATGGGAAAATTCTGAATGTCCGCATTGGGAAAAACCGGGTAGCTGGAAATCAATGACCAGAAAACAAAAACTTGAATCACATATCAAAAGATATGACGAAGGTTTTGGAGTCACTTATGACTTTATCCAGTAAGTTGTTGTAAAAATCTTTTAAACAAATAATAGATCATGTTAAAATTAATTTTGAAATTCTTACGTCCTGATTTTGCATCAAGACAGGGTAAGATTATCAGCAGTTTTGTAAAAGCATCTAAAGATGCTCAAAAACTTGATGCTCAAATTGCAGAAGACTTGCAAGAAAAACAGAGTCAAATAATTAAAATTTAAAAAGAAATGAGTGTAGTTAATGGTATCAAAGCCAAAAACTTGAAATTCATTGCTAACATTTCAAAATTTATCGGCTATGAAGAAAATAATGTTGTTGATTCTCCTGCTGGTGACGATACTAACGGCTAATGCCGAAATACGTTATTACAGAGCGGTTCATTACAATTTTCGATCTACAGATCAAGCATGGACGGGGTGGCGCGAAACAAATGTGCTAATATCAATTAATACGGATACTAGGCATGTCGAGATAGATAGTAACACTCCGCAAGTAATTGACTTTGCAGCGTTAACTAAGATTAACGGTGAGGGATTTACACTTTATACAGCGGATGCTACAGATCGAAAATATAAACCTATGCAGATTAGCTTTCAATTTTTTACAGATGGAAAATTTTTCATAACTATTAGTTATAGCGATGTGGAATATTCCTACAATGTCATTGAAATAGATCCGGATTAGTAATTATGCAAAACACTACAATAAGAACAGAATGTACTTGAAATTTGTCAAAAAATGAATTTTTAGCAATTTTTCTGTTTTTATTGTAGTACTTTTGTATCTCATTTCAGCAATAAAAAATTCAATTCTGTGAAAGTATTTCATGGAAAATAAAAAGTTAAAATAAATAATGCTATCATCGTCTAGTGGTCAGGACCCCAGGTTTTCAACCTGTGAAACACGAGTTCGAATCTCGTTGATAGTACAAAACAAATTGCGGGGTGTTAGCAGGTGGTAGCTTAGCGGTCTCATAAGCCGATGGTCACTGGTTCGACTCCAGTTCCCGCAAGGAACACGATTGTTATTACTTCCACGTAGTGTGTTCTGGGTAATGCCAAAAATAACAAAACAGATGAATTATCTATTAATTATATTATTTTCTCAATGCCATTTATTTATTGTATAACAAATAAAGTTAACAATAAAAAAATATGTCGGCAAAACTGTTTTGACTATTGATCAAAGATGAAGAGATCATTGCTTAGATTATACTAAAGTTAGATGCGAGAAACGTCCTTTATATAATGCAATGACTAAATATGGATTAGAAAACTTTGAAGTTTCTGAACTATGTGAGTGCTCAATAGATGAATTAAGTGAAAAAGAATCATTTTATATTGATGAGTTAGATACTTATAGTTGCGGATATAATGCAACTAAAGGAGGAGATGGCTCAATATTATATAATCATTCTGAGATAATTAAATTATATTTAGATGGATTAACTATGAAAGAAGTTTCTTCTATAATAGGTTGCTGTGAAAATACTGTTTCAGATGTATTAAAATCAAATAATATTGAATCAAGAAAAAATTATAAAGGAATTACAATTAAACAATTATCATTATCCAGAGAATATATCCGAACATTTGCATCTACTGCTGAAGCAGGGAAATGGATAGTTGACAATAATTTTGCTAAAACTTATAATGGTGATGTTAGGCAAAAAATTGGAAATGTCGCTAATGGTAATGCTAAAACAGCATATAAATTCATATGGGAATGGGAAGATTAATACTCCAGTTCCCGCAACAAAGATGAAATAGTCTAGGTCCAGAGGGCTCTAGTAGTACATGAGGAAAGTGACTCTGGGATTCCCTCCGTGTTTAAAGTGTTGCTGCAAAATGCATCCGCTACTAGTATATCTTTCTTTCTTTTAAAAATTTAACATCATGTATGAAATTGAATTAACAACAAATGATAAGTATTATGATGCTTATTATTTTAAGACAAAAAATGAAAACAATCAGACTTTACAATTAGATATAATTGATTCAACGTCTTCTGAGTTGTCAACTTTTAAAACTTATTATATTTCGTTTAGTATAAATACAAAAAGAAAACATGGTTATCAATATTTAAAACAAACTGGTAAAGATGGAATTAAATCTTTGATTTGGGCTAAGAAATGTATTAAACATTTTATCAAACATAATTTAAAAAATGGAGATAAAATTGTAATATATGCTGATGATTCCAGAAGATTTAACATTTATGTAAAAGGATTAAAAGAATTAAAATTTGATATTACTAAAGTTAATAATCGTAAAGCTTTAATATATAAACATGTATGAACGTAACATTTAATGAATATTTAGAAGATATAAAATCTCAACTTTGTTGCAATATACCTAATTTAAATGAAATTGATTATATAACTTATGATTTTACCAATGAACAAATTGATGAAAACTTAGATTATTTTCAAGATTGTTTAAATCGAAATTTATCTGGATATAAAGCGTTATTGTTTTTCAACGAATATTTATCTGAGCAATAAATATACTTCGGAATGTAGTTCAGTAGGTAGAATGCGTGCTTTGGGAGCATGAGGTCGCACGTTCGAATCGTGTCATTCCGACAAATATCACGTTGATATTTATAAATAAATTAAGTAATGAAAAAAGTTTTTTTAATTTTGGCAGTTTCTTTTGCCATGTTCGCGTGTACTAAGCCGGTTGATACTAAACCTGCTGTAAATGACTCAATTTTAATTGATACTGTTGAACTCGAAGTTGCGGAAATTCCTGCCGATTCGGTTGACTCTGTTCTTTAATTGAGTTAAAATCCTCGGGAAACCGAGGTAAATTGGCTCTGTAGCTCAGTGGATAGAGCAATGGTTTTCTAAACCATCGGTCATGTGTTCGAGTCACATCAGAGTCACAAATAGGGCCCTTAGCTCAGACGGTTAGAGCAGCGCCCTCATAAGGCGAAGGTCATCGGTTCAAATCCGGTAGGGCCCACAAATTAAAAAGTTAAACAGTAAACGATAATGAATGTCCTCATGGTGAAGTGGTTTAACACGGAAGACTGCAAATCTTCTATTCCTCCGTTCGAATCGGAGTGAGGACTCAAACAATTAAAATTAATAAAATGAATAAATATCACTTTTTTTGGAAATCTAAACTCTCAAATTGGACTTCTTCTCGATTTATCTACAGAGGATTTAACTACAATTGCGGAGAACAAATGATGATGCATCAAAAAGCTATTATGTTTAAAGATTGGGAAACTGCTCTTTTAATTGAACAGTCTACTAATCCTAAAGAAATGAAAGCTCTTGGTCGTAAAGTAAAGAATTTTGATACAAATGTTTGGGATGAAATTAAATATGACTTAGTAAAAGCTGGGTTATATTGTAGATTCACTCAGGATAAATCAGCAAAAGCTGAATTATTAGCTCATGCTGGGCAGATTTTTGTTGAAGCATCTCCTTATGATAGAATTTGGGGAATTGGATATACTGCTCAAGACGCAATGCAAAATATTGACAATTGGGGAGAAAACCTTTTAGGTAAAATATTAACAGAAATCAGTAATGAAATTTAGTTTTATTACTTGATTACAAAGAGTTTCTTTTGAATTTCTTCTCTAAAAAGAAAGAAAGCTAGGGGTCTTAGCTCAGCCTGGCTAGAGCAATTGCCTTGCACGCAATAGGTCAAGGGTTCGAATCCCTTAGGCTCCACATTGGTTTATAAAAGTTGTACCATAAACAACTTCTTAATGGAAAGTATACCCTCTGCCTGATAAGCAGTAGAAAGGTTAATTGGTTACACGCGGGTTCAATTCCCGCCTTTCCAACTTAAAAATTATTGAATTAGGCATTCCTGTCTATGTAGCATTCGGAGATTAGTTCAGTTGGTTCAGAATAGATTTTTGATATTTTTAACATATTCGAATTAAAATTTTTTAATTATTTTTTGTAACTTTGTAAAGTTTAAAAACTTTAAATATGGAAAAATACAAAAAAGAAGAATTAGAAAAATTAATTTTAGTAGATTGTCTCACATATGATGCAATTGGAGTTAGATATGGAGTTAGTGGAGCAGCAATTAGAAAAGCTGCTAAAAAATTAGGAATAGAATTACCGACTAGAAGAAAAATAAATTCTAGCGAAACTTTCAATAAAGGTTATAAATATGTAATTAAATATTGTAAAAATTGTAGTTCTGAAATTCCTTCAGAAAATACATTTTGTAACATTGAATGTCAAAAAGAATATCAATATACACAATATATTGAAAATTGAAAGTCTGGACAAGTCAATGGTATTTCTGGTAAATCAGATATTTCTAATTATATTAGGCATTATTTATTCAATAAACATAAAAATAAATGCGAGTTGTGTGGATGAAATTCAATTAATCCGATTACTCAAAATATTCCCTTAGAAATACATCACATAGATGGAAATTGTTTAAATAATAAAGAAGAAAACTTACAACTTTTATGTCCAAATTGTCATAGTTTAACTGAAAATTATGGAAATTTGAATAAAAACTCAAAAAGATATTAAGGATAAGGTCCGGGGTTCGAATCCCTGATTTCCGACAATTAGATTAGATTAAATTAAAAAAAAAGAAAAGATGAAAAGATTAATTAGAAATGGCTCTATACTTAGAGTTGCTGAATTTACTTCTGTTCAGGAAAAATTAGAAGTCGGTATTTATATCGTAAGGGTGTCTGAAGAATTAGGATTTTACTTAGAACAAGTGGAACCTTTTTCTCTTCCTAAAAAGATTTATGGCGATTATTCTTTTTTGAAAAGATGGGAATCTGGTATTAAGCGAGCTCAAAACAATACAGGTATTTTGTTATCTGGTATCAAGGGTACTGGTAAAACAGTTACTGCTAAGAAATTTTGTAACGAGAGTAATAAACCAGTATTGTTGATAAATTCGCCATATTCTGGTCCTGCTTTTGAAGCTTTCATTTCTCAACCAATTTTCAAAGATTCAATTATCTTTATTGATGAGTATGAAAAGCTGTACAATGGAAATCTTGATAACGAAGATGCATTGCTTTCATTACTTGACGGAGTATTCAATACAAAATTGACTTTCTTATTGACTGTTAATAATTTGAAAGCGGTTTCTGACAAATTGAAAAACCGGTTGAATCGTATCAAGTATTTCAAAGAATATGTTGCTTATGATTCAGTATTAATCAATGGAATGATTGATGACTTATTGATCAACAAAGATCATAAAGAATCGATTCAATTGGTTATCCAACAACTTGGATTCATTACTCCGGATATCGTATCGGTTCTCATTGATGAAATGAATGCTAACAATGAACCTGCAACTGAATCAGTTAAATTCTTAGGTCTTCATGAAGAAAACATTGCCTATGAAGGTGAAGTGGAAGTAGGTGGCGAAACCTTTGACTTCGGTGTAGAATGGGGTAATCCTCTCCGAGAAGTTTTGAGATTTGAACCTTCTTATTCAGACAGAGAACATTTCTTACAAACTGTAAAAGAAGACGTGAAATCCGAAATCATGAAAGTTGTAAGAAATATCAATCTGGCTAAATCTGGATTGAAGTATAAATATATTGATGGAGAGTACGTTATTACTCAACCTAAATTCATATTCAAAATTCGTCCATCAAGATCTCGAAATTTCAATTCGAGATTCTAACCCAATAATCAAAATTTAATTATGACACTGGTGGCAGCCGAAGCGTAAAATGCATCAATGGTTAGGCAATGGGAACGATAAAAGAGAGATACCTCGCATCCAGTAGGTTAGATTCAAAGCTCTTATTTTGATTATTAAAGATGTGCCTCGCATAGCCTCTGTTGTTGAAATATACATTATGTAGCGATGATCCCCAGTTACTAGTTGCAACTAGTTGGTTAAAAGCCAAACTGCGCGTAGATGGGATAGTGAGTAGTCTAATAAATTACTCACCTAAGGGACTCTTAGCTCAGCTGGTAGAGCGCAGGCCTGAAGAGCCTGGCGTCGTGGGTTCGAATCCCTCAGAGTCCACATGATACTCAAGCTTAATTATTTTATAATCTTACGGTAACCAATCCTGAAGAAAGTGTAGCAAATAACTACTATAGAATAATGCTTACTGGAGTTTGCATAATGAGATTTATTACTATAGCTCTTATAAATTGAAATATGCGGGGAGTAGAAGGGAACCCTATTCTACATCAAAGAAATAATGGTTCTCATTTCTTGCGCTCTTAGCTCAGTTGGCTTAGAGCACGTGACTTTTAATCACGGGGTCCTGGGTTCGAATCTCAGAGGGCGCACAATGACAATAAAGTCATTATTAAAAAATGAGGAATTATGAAAAAAGTATTTTTGTAGATTTTTAATTGAGGGTCTCCATAATAATTTATTACTTAAGTATGTATTACAAAATAGTAGATAAAAAATTAATAAATTATATATTACAATATTATGGAAACTTTTAAACAAGAAATCAAAAAATTAGCAGAAGAACAAAGAAATCTTAAAAATTTAAGAAAATCAGTAAATTATCAAGGGTAAGAACAATGGAACCATGGCAAGCACAAATGAAACATTATTTTAATGGAAAACAACTTAGAATTATGTATGCCGCATATGGTATAATTAGAGGTAAATCTTATTCTCAAATTGAAAATCATTATTCTGAAGAAATGCACCCTCTTAAACAATTTGATAATCAAATTCAAAAATTGGTTGAAAAATATGCAAAAGAAGTTGTATGTTCTGATAAGTAATGATCTTGACCCTATTTATGAATGTGTTCAAGGTGGTCACGCCGTGGCACAATGGTTATTAGATAATAAAGATTCACAAACTTGGAATAATCAATATTTAATTTATTTAATTGCAGATGTAAAGAAATGGGAGTTTAAACTAAATTCAATGGGTATTTCCCATTCTTGCTTTTATGAACCTGATTTAAATAATGTACTTACTGCAATTGCAGTTGAAGCTCCAAGTGAAATTTTCAAAAAACTTCAACCAATTAAATTTTAATTGGAATATAGGTGTTATCCCAAAAGGACAGAATGTATGGCAAAGTAAGGGAAACCTGAAGAGTTAAGGTGAAATACCTTAAGAGCGGAGATGTGAGCTAGCAGAGCCCATACGAATTATCTCTAACGCCTATTTTATACTCTATTAGCTCAGTGGGAGAGCAGCAGATTCTAACTCCGTGTTGTCACAGGTTCGATCCCTGTATAGGGTACAAATTATAAAATAATATCCGAAATTGATCGGTAAGACAGGTAAGAGGGGAACCCAATGTCGACTTGTAATTAGGTAATGAGTCCGAATATCCTTTAATAGGTTTAGTCCCGTGGATAACATGCGTGTAAATGTCCCTTAATTATTTTATAATTTACTGGAAGTAATCCGGCTGGATGAGGGGATGTTTGTTTATAAATTATAATAAAATAATTTAATTCTGTGAAAATAAATTGTAAAAACTGCAATAAATTAATTGATAGTAGAAGTATTTCTGGTTTATGTTTAAACTGTAGAAAAGAAAAAGATGCATTAGATAAAATAAATCATTGAAAATTAACAGGAGATACCGGTTGTGGAGTTAATACTACATTAAAAAATTGTATAAGAACTTATATTTTAAATAAACAAGATAATAAATGTAAAATTTGAGGATTATCTACAAATTGAAATAATAAATCATTAAATTTAATTTTGGATCATATAGATGGAAATGCATCTAATAATCATGAAGAAAATTTAAGATTAATTTGTCCTAATTGTGATTCTCAATTAGATACATATAAATCTAAAAACAAACATTCAGCTAGAACAGCTATGAATTAGGAAGTATACTCAAATTGGTTTAAGAGGATAGTCTTGAAAACTATTAGGTCAGGAAACTGGCGTGTGGGTTCGAGTCCTACTGCTTCCGCGCTTAACATCCCGGTATATAAATTCTAAACTGCTGACCTATACGAGACAGTAATCCGGAAAGTAAATTATAGGTAAAAGTGTAGATAATGCAGTCCATACCACCTCAGGTGACGAAAAACTACACAGAGGTAATTGGAGAGTTGGGTGAGTGACTTATACCACGGGTTTGCTAAACCCGCGACCTGAAAGGGTCCATCAGTTCGAATCTGGTACTCTCCGCAAATTAAAAAATATATTAAAATGGAAAATCCCTTAATTATAGGTTGTAATTATCATACTATTTGGCAAAGTAATAAACAAATGAGATTTGTGCTTGCTGAAATTTGTAATGATAAAGTTAGATTAACTACAAGAATTACTAAAAAAAGTTTTTGGACTGATAAATCAGATTTAATATTTATTAGAACTAAACATAATATTAACAAGGCTAAAAAATTAGGTTATGAAAATATTTAAGCGTTGGTGGTGGAATTCTACAGGCTTGCATCTTCACAGAATAGCCTGGCAAGGAATTAAAAATCTTTGGAAATGGTTTCCTGTAGTTTGGAATGATAGAGATTATGATCATGCTTATATTATGATTTCGCTTCGATTTAAAATTGAAAATACTGCAAACTATATTGAAAAACATAAACGTCATGAAGGTTGGGAACGCGATGTAGAACGAATGAGACTTTGTGTAAGATTATTCGATGCTCTTGAAAAAGATATTTACGAAAGTGAATATTTTAATTATTACGAAACCGAATCATATGTCGATGAAAAAGGCTACTATCAATCAAAACCTACAAGAGATGACTTAGATGAATATTTCAAAAAGTATCCAAATTATTATCGAAGATTATCTGAAAAAGATAAAGAAAAAAGAGCATGGTCAGCTATCATGATTGGAGTCAATCGTCATAATAGAGCATCTAATTTGTTATTTGAGTTAATTAAACGAAATATTTATAATTGGTGGGATTAATAAAATGAATCGAAAAGACTATAAAAGAATAATCAACAAACGAAAGAAGATTTGGGATACTTTTGAATGGTGGTATCGACAAGAACCTAATCGTTTATATAAAAACCATTCTATAAAATGTGGATGCGCAATGTGTAGATCAATGACTTATTTTAAAAGAAAAGAAAGAAGAGATCGTAGACATGAATTTAAAATAGAGTTAAATACAATTAAATTTGATTGGTAATGCAAATTGTTAAAGGTAATTTTGAAGAGTTGCAATATGATAAGTTGCTTCCTTATTTAAATATTGGTGAGATTTGCATTCGTGATTTGTCAAATAATAACTTATATGGAAGATCTTATAAATATTCTAATTTTGGAATTTGTAATATTTATGATAGACCATTGGGTATTATTTATGAAGATGAAATTAAAGATTCAAAGCATCACATCCATTTTAAATTTTAAAATAAAAAAAATGTATAAACAAGTAATTGTAATGCGCAAAGATTTAAATATGTGCAAAGGTAAAATGATTGCTCAAGGAGCTCATGCTTCTATTGGAGCATTTTTAAAATTTGGAGTGAATAAAACATTTGAGTTGTTGGAACCTTTTGAAACAAATCAATCGGGTATAGAATTTCATATTGAAGCATTGAAAGATGGTTCTTTATATAACTGGTTTTATTCAGGGCAAACTAAAATTACCGTAGGTGTTGAATCTGAAGAAGAATTAATGAAAATTTATAATAAAATTCCTGATTTTATTCCAACTTATTTAGTTACAGATGCAGGTAATACCGAATTTAAAGGAGTTCCTACTGTAACATGTTTTGCATTTGGTCCAATAGATTCAGAATATGCAGATAAATTTACAGGACATTTAAAGTTATTATAAAATGAAATTTAATAAAGAAGAACAAGAATTAATTGATAGATTAATGATCTTAGAAGATTCTGAAATAATATGTAATCCTTATTCTGGAGAAGAATGTGAATTAGAACCTTTGGCGGTTGCTTTATATGATTACATTAAAGGATGTGAAATGTTTATTAATTCTGGAATTAAGAATTTCAATGGAATAGATGTTATAGATAGCATGAGATTAGCATTAGGAATATTTGCTCAATCTTGGCCAAAAGAATATTATTTATTATTAGATTAAATTAGCCGACATGGCGGAATTGGTAGACGCGCTAGACTTAGGATCTAGTACCGAAAGGTGTGTGGGTTCGAGTCCCACAAAGGGTACACGGTAAGACAGCGATTTCGAATACCCTGTCTGAATCTCAAGTAGCTTAGTGACTAGAGCGGCAGTAATTAGCAGATCGCGGGTTTGAGTCCCGTCTTGAGAACAAACGGTTCCTTAGTTCAATGGATAGAACTCTGGTCTACGGAACCAGCAATGAGCGTTCGAATCGCTTGGGAATCACAACAAAATAGTCTTTACATTATAATTTGAGTTAGCAAAGTAATGTAAGGTCAAAGATAGGAGAAACTAACTGATACTCCTATACCACACGAGTATCGTCCAATGGTAGGGCTCTGGTCTCCAAAACCAGCTATCTGGGTTCAAATCCTAGTACTCGTGCAAAAATTTAAAATTATGACAGTACAAGAATTATATGAAAAACTCGGAAGAGTTATCGAAAGAGGTAATGGCGATTACGAAGTTAGAATAATTACTGAAAATAGTGGTTATTTTGGTGCAAGATCTTCAGTTGGAGTAAAGTATGCAAGTTCTGGATTTGATTGGGAAAGCAATCAATTTAACTTAGTAGCTGATGAAAAAATTATTACAAGTAAATCAGATACAAAAATAGATTCAATTGAATCTAATTCAATACAATTAACAAATCTTAAAAATCCTCAAAATCCGAAATAATATGGCAGGTATTTTTCCTTATACTGACATTCACGATAATTATAGGATGCATTTGCAGGTTATGGAAGATCTTAAAACAAAAGCTAAAATTTTAATACTGCCAAATATTTCATTTAATGAAGATGATCTTTCTCAAATAATATTTCACGAAAGTGGTAGAATTGAAGCTTTGTTTCAAAGACATGACGCATTTGATGATCCTCAAGAAGAATTTATTGATTTAACTCCTTATTTATTTACTTCAATTGATGCAGTTAAACTTCGAGTAAAACATCAATTAGAGAGAATTGATTTATTACGTGGACGTTCAAGAAATTTAGAATCATTAACCAATCTTCAAGATGTTGAAGATTTTAATAATAGATAATGAAAACAACACACTTAGAAAAACAGGTTTGTCCATATTGTGGACATATTCTTGATGCACATAGTGCTGATGAGGGGTTTCCTGCTCCTGGGGATATCTCAATTTGCTTTTATTGTGGAGGATTAAATATATTTTCTAATTACTTATCTCTTATTAAATGTAAAGATGAGGATTTAGAATCTCTTGATTCTGAAACATTAGAAAAAATAAAAGAAATTCAGGAATCAATAAAATTTAAAAACAAATAATGAAAAAAGTACTTTTATGGTTAGATGATAGTCGTGATCCTAATACAGATGACTGGTTAAATTTTAGTCCAATTGGAAAAAATTGTGAAGTTGTTTGGGTTAAAAGTTATGCAGCTTTTACTCATTGGATTATTGTAAATGGATTACCAGATGCCATATGCTTTGATCATGATTTAGGATTTACAAATGAATATTATATAGAGAACGATATTGAATCTCCTGATCCAGAACGCACTGGTTACGATTGTGCAAAATGGTTAGTAAAATACTGTTTATTACACAATAAAGTATTACCTTTGTATTCTGTTCAATCAGCAAATATAGTAGGCAAGGTAAATATAATTAGTTATCTGGAAAATTTTAAAAAATCTCAAAATGACAATTAAAACAGTAATTAAAGAAAATGATTGGTTTTTTAAACATATTCCCGAACCTCAGCGAAAAATATTTATGAAAATGATGGAAGTTGGTTGGGGAAATGGATACGCTTTAATCCCAATTGGTCATCCTTTACACGGAAAGAATTATGAAGAAATTGACGAATTTGTATCTGTTCATGGAGGACTTACATTTTCTAATTTAATTGATACAGATCTTATTAGACACTTTAATCTTGAAGAAGAAGATATTGGAAAATGGTGTGTAGGATTTGATACTTGCCACTTTGAAGATAATATTCAAAGATGGCCTAAAGAATTTGTTCAAGCAGAAGCTGATCGTCTTGCAAGACAATTAGAAAATTATGCTTTCAATAATAAAATAGATTAATAAAATGCGGCAATAGCTCAGTTGCTTAGAGCGTTGCACTTCCAATGCAAGGGTCGAGAGTTGGATCCTCTCTTACCGCACTGTGTTTATAGTGTTAGTGGTTAGCACGTCAGGTTGTGGTTCTGAAAGCTGGAGTTCGAATCTCCATAGACACCAAAATTAGCGCTAATTTTTAAAGTAATATGTGCACGTTGCCTTAGTTTGGTCGAAAGGTCCAGGCTGTTAACCCGGTGAGGAAACTCCACCGCAGGTTCGAATCCTGCCGTGTACGCATATTTTACAATTCTCTCATGGTGTAACGGCAGCACAACAGCTTTTGGCGCTGTTGGTTGAGGTTCGAATCCTTGTGAGAGAACAATTATAAAAATATACAATTATTGCAATTTTTGATTTTTTAAAAAAGAAAGAAGATGAATCTTCTGAAGTAATTGAAGTTATTGATAAAGTAAAACCTTCACTCATTGATCAAATTCATATAGAATTTTATTCAGAAGTAAATATTTTATTAAATGATGCAAAGCAATTTAATGAAATAAAGAATAGAAAACCTGAATTAATAGATAAATATAATCGTTTATCTAAATTAGGTTTTAAAAATACACCTGAAATGGTAGAGGCTGAAAAAGAAATCAGTAGAATGGAAACTCTTGAAAAAGAAAATTTAAAAAAGAAAGAATTAATTGAAGCTATTAATTATTTTTCTTTAAATTATCCTGAATATAAATTTATAACTGAAGAGTCTGTTGTAAATATTTGTAATAAATATGGATTGGTTTATTCAGAAGTAGAAAATTTTAGAGGTAATATTCCATTTGAAAATCTTGAACAAATGGAAAAATTTAAAATTAAAGACTCTGATAAATTATGTTTAAGAATTTGGCATCCTGATTCAGTAAGAATTCCAAAAAGTATTAGTAATATATCATACGGTGTTTATGAAATGTATAAACATAATAATAAAAGTTTTTACTGGGGAGACCATGAATATAAAATTGCTCCTTTAGAAATTTGTGCACATTTAAATCAATTTGATATTACTGATTTAGAACTTGAAGGTAAAAAGTTAGTTAAAAAGAAAATTGAAATTCAAGATCCAATTGTTCTCTGTCCTGTATTTTTCAAATATAAAAAACATTATCTCATTGTTACAGCATGGGGAGAAGAATCTCATGATTCAGAAGTAATTAATCATCAATTAAATTAATTCTGCCGGGATGGTGGAATGGTAGACACGAAGGACTTAGATATAACTTTTTTTGTAAAGTTATTACCGTAAAGTATTCATGAAGTCTATATTTTTAAGATTATTATATTTTATTATAATACATGAAAAAAATTTTATATCTTTGTGTTTTAAACAAATAAATTTTATGAGTAAGAAATACACGGATTTAGAACTAATTGAAGCAATTAAAACAAGTTTTTCAATTGCAGAAGTATGTAGAAAAGTTGGATTGAAACCAGTTGGTGGAAATTATAAAACTATTCACAATAAAATAGATAAATTAAAATTAGATACCTCACATTTTACAGGTCAAGGATGAAATATTGGATTAAAATTCCAACCTTCTCCAGCAAGACCTTTAGATGAATATCTTGTAATAAATTCAACATATCAATCTTTTAAATTAGCAAAAAGGTTATTTAAAGAAGGGTATAAAGAAAAAGTATGCGAATGTTGTAATAATACAAAATGAATGGATAAACCTATTCCTTTAGAGTTACATCATATAACCGGAATTAATAATGATCATAGATTGGAAAATCTACAGATGTTATGCCCAAATTGCCATGCTTTTACAGATAATTATAGAGGTAAGAATACAGGTATGAGTGCACAAGAAGAAATTCTTGATGTAGAACAACCCTAATTCGGGGAAGGTGTAAGTTAATAGCTTACAATAATCCCGAGCTAAAGCATAGAAATATGTAAATGTGTAGAGACTATATAGGTTGCACCTAAGGAGAAATCTATGGTGAAGAGATAGTCCAAGCAGCAGTAATGCTGTATGAAAATCCTTTGAGCAGTAATGCTCGTGCGGGTTCGAGTCCCGCTCCCGGTACACTGATATAAATCTTATTTATTTAAGTTGGCTTCGTTGGTTAAAAGGAATCAACACTACGAGGACGTGGTGTAATGGCTGCATAACACACTGTCACTGTGTAGGTTGGGGTTCAAATCCCCCGTTCTCGGCAAGGAGATCCAGAAATGGATCTCCTTTTTTATTATAAACACTTTTTAAATAAATATAATATGCAAACAAAAAATTTAACATTGAAAGACTTCAACAAAGTACTTGTTTCGTACTTTTATGAAACTCCTGACGAAATTGTCGCAGACGTAGAATGGGAAGAAACCGAAGAAGGACTTGTTCCAGTTCCAAAATTGAGAAAAGTAGGAGGTAAGAAACGTGGCGTGGTAGTTGCTATCGGCCCAAATATTCTTGGATGGTCTTTGTGTAATACCAAAGAACATGACCTCGAAATTATTCCTGGAGTTGAAATTCCTATTCCCGGTGATGTATTTGACAAAGAAAAAGGTTTGTCAATTGCTTTGATGCGCGCTGATATTGCTTCAACACTGTCATCAAAAGAAAGAAAAAGCTTTTACCAAAAAGTTCCTTTTACTCTTTCTAATTTGTTTGAATCAGTGGACGAACGTTCTGAAAGATACTTCACTTACGAAGACGAAGAATTCATGGAAGATTAAGTATGGTAATCATCAAGGATAAAGAATTTGAAATGGTCCAGGTAAAATCTGGGCCATTCTTTAATTTAAGCCTACTTACTACTGTAAATGCAGGTAAGGAAAATGAGCGATCAGAAATGAAACTTTATGGATACAGTTTACCTTTTGAAGCATGTATGCAACATATAGTTGGAATCAAAATGGCATCAAAAGAAGGAACTTATACTGTAAAAGAGTATATTGACAAGTACGCTGAGGCTGTTAATGAAGTATCTAAATTGATACAATTTATCGATAAAGTTGAAGAACCTAAAGAAGAAGTAGATGAATAATATAAGTTGGAGCAAAACTATTGGAAACTGGGCAAAAAATGATCAAAATTTTGATCCAAATGCTCCTGTTGCTGAATCAAAAGAACGAATTGTAATGTCCCCAGAGGATTTGCTAAATGCTAAAAATTCTTTATTAGAAAAATGTGATGAACTTATTGTTATGTCCTCGACATTATATGATTGTTCTTCAAGTAAAGAATTGTACGATACAATAGTAACACTTAATTCAGCAAAAAGATCTTTGGATCGTATTTTTGTTAAAGAAAGTAAAAAATAATGATAAAGGACGAAATAATTCAATATAGAAATAGTAACCCTAGTTATAGAACTTTACTTGGTACGGTTATTGGAGAATTAGATAGAATTTCTAAAACTCCTACTGATGAACAAGTGGTTCAAGTAATTAAAAAAAATGATGGAAGCTAATAAAGAAATAAAATCTAATGAAGCATTAGAAGAAAATTTTATTTTGAGTAAATTTCTTCCAAAACAACTTTCAGAAAGTCAAATCATTGCTATTCTGGAAGAACAAAAATTTCAATCAATTAAAGATTGTATGAGTTTCTTTAAAGATACTTATGCAGGTTTATATGATGGAAAAGTAGTAAGCAAACTATTTAACAATAAATAATATGGCAATTAAATTATCAAACTTACAGATCGGTGCTCTTGCGCACAAAATTAAGGCGGAAATTAATGCGCCAATTGATTCACACAATCAAAAGGTTTATGATTCTCCGGAATACAAGAATTTCTTTACAACAAACGAAGAATGTATTCTTCTTAATCAAATGTCTGAAAAATACAATTTTAATTATTTGAATTCAAATTTGGAATCAATTCGAAGATTTCATTTCAAAGAATTACTCATTGAAAAGAAATATATCAGCACTGACTCAATTGAAAGAGAAATTATTCTTGCAACAATTGACGCTACTGATATGGAATCTTTAATAGCTGCTGTATCTCTTAAATTCAAATAGTAATGGATTTGTTAATGATTAGTAAGCTATTGCTTTCTGCATTTTTAGGAGGACTTGTTGGACTTGAAAGACAAAACCATAACAAAAGTTCAGGAATTAGAACAATGGCACTAATTTCATTAGGAGCATGTGTATTTTCTATTGTATCAATTAGCTTCCCTGGAGCTGATCCAACAAGAATAATTGCTCAAATTGTTACAGGAATTGGATTTCTTGGAGCTGGGATAATATTTAAATCAGGAATGAATGTTTACGGATTAACTTCAGCAGCAACTATTTGGTGTACTGCTTCATTAGGAGTATTGGTTGGTACAGGAATGTATCAACTTGCAGTAACTCTTACTTTGATAATTCTTACAATAAATTCTTTGATTAATAAAAAATCTAAAAAAGATGACTGAAGTAATAGTAGGAAAAATTCAGGGACATGATGTTATATATGTTCCAGAAAAAGAAATGTTGTTTTGTAAAAATACAACAATACCTTATAAAGTAATGCGATTAGCACTATTGGATAGTCCTGTTGACAGATTAGAACTAAAAAATGATTTAGTTATGACTGTCGATCAAGGAATTGTTCAGCTAGCTTGCCTTACAACAACAATTGAAAATTGTATCGAAATAAATAAACAAATAAAAAAAGTCAGACAAAATGGCAGGAGAATTAGTAAAACAGAGGATTAACAAGTATGAGGAAGCTCAGAAGAAAAAACTTGTAGAACTTGGTCAAAGTAAGAAATCTTACAGAAACATTTTATCTTATCTTGAAGGTGAGATAAAACAGTCTACTCAAATGTGTAACTTTAACTATAACATCCTTTGTTTTAAGAACGATGGTGTGTATCAGTTGAACAAAGCAATTGAGGAAATTTATGGTGTTTCGCAAGGTAAAGGTGACAAAAACATGTCCGGCGAAGACAGTAAAATTGAAACTGTTGATGTGCAATTAGCAGACGGAACTCGTCTGAAAGTTCCTTATGGAACAATTGCATTGCCGGAAGCTGGTCCCGATGCCTCTATCAAAATTCAGTATAACAACAAGGAAAACAAGTTGTTAATTACTGGAGCTTGTGAATTCCGCTTTTCTTCGATGATTGACGAAATCGTTGAAAGAACAAGAGAATTGTTAACCAGTAACTCGATTTACAAAAATCAAGCTATTGAATTAAGTAACAACTATGAACCAAAAATAATGGACTTGTCCAATATTGACAAAGAGTTCATGGTATTGTCAGATCGTACCGAGTATGATTTGAAACCATTGCGCGCACGTATCACACAACCACAACGTTGTGTTGAAAAAGGTATCTCGTTGAAATATGGTTGCCTTATGGAAGGTCCTTATGGAACAGGTAAAACTCTTTTGGCATTTAAACTTGCCAAGGATGCAATTGACAACAATTGGGTATTCATTTATTTGAAAGATCCTGCGTTGCTCGCACAAACGTTAAGACTTGCGAAAGTTATTGACAAAAATGGTAATGGGGTTGTAATCTTCGTTGAAGATATCGACCAAGTAACCAGAGGTAATCGTGATACTGCTATGCAGGATATCTTGAATACATTGGATGGTGGTGATTCAAAACAAATGAATGTAATTTCATTGTTTACCACTAATCACATTGAATTGATTGAACCAACTTTCCTTCGTGGTAAACGTATTGGTTCTATTATCTCATTAAGTTTCTTGGATAAGAAAACTGCCGGTAAATTTATCGACTTCACATTTTCGAAAGATGGATATGTTGTTGATGATAACGGAATGGATGAAGTTCTCTCCTTAATTGAAGAGAGCAATATTGCTCCTGCATTTATGGCAGAAATCACAGAATCGGTAAAATCTAATATGATTTTATCTGACGACAATGTGGTAAAAGCTGAATATATTGAAAACAGCGTAAGATCTTATCTTCGTCAGGTTGAACTATCTCGTAAAAAAGATATGTCAGAAACTGTAGAAATGAAACTTGCTTCATCATTTAGAGAAGTAGTTACTGGATCTTTGACAAAAGAAGTTTCAGATTTACGAGACAAGATGATCGAATATCACGAATAGTCTCAATAGGGGTAGAGATATTCTCTGCCCCTTATTTTTTTTAAACTATATGATTATTCAAGAAAAAGATTTTAAGATTATCCATGAACATGGATGTTTTGTACTTTATTTACTGAAAAGTAAAAAGGAAATAAAAGATGATTCATCAGATAATTATAAAATAGGAGGGTATTATACAAATTTAGAAAGTGCTTTTAAAAGCGTAGTAAAATTTAGAAAAGATAAGAAATATCCTGGTAAAGAATCTGCTTCAGATTTATTAAAACTTATCAAAGAGTATTCTGATTTTAAATCTAAATTAAAATTTGTCATAAATAAAATCTATGATCCCATTATTGAACTTAAGAAATCTTTAATTAAATATGAATAATGGATTATGAATTTCATTTTGGTCCAAATATTCTATACTTAGAATTCAAGGATGCTATGAAAGCAGACAGTGTTGAAAATGCTGTCAAAGAGATTAGGGAGTCGTTCCCAAACACGAATATTGAAGTTGTCGCCTATAAAAATATTTTAGGTTATTGGGCAGCTTATCACATAAAATCGGGACATTCGATTTATTGTGGAACAAGAAGTTTAAAAAATACAAGAGAAAGTATTACAAAATATTTAGAAAATGAAACTGAAAATAGTAGCAATTAGTGACTTACATGGTTTCTTTCCTGAAATAACAGAACCTGCTGATATTGCGATCATTGCGGGGGATACAATTCCGCTTGAGTATCAATTTAATAAACCAAAAAGTAAAATATGGTTTGAAACTAATTTTGCCGAATGGATAAAAAGTTTACCTGTTGATAAAGTATTTATGATTGCAGGAAACCACGATGCTTATTTTGAGTCAATCAGTAATGCTAATATTTTGGCATTACATAATGCATGCAATAATAAACTTGTTTATCTTAAAAATGAAGTAACTCATTATTATGATAAGTATGGGCAATTATGGAGTATCTTTGGAACCCCTTATTGTCATATATTTGGTAATTGGCCATTTATGCGTTCTGAAGAATATATGGAAGAAAAATTTAAAGAAATTCCTGATAAAGTTGATATTATTATTTCTCATGATCCTCCGTTTTCTGCTGGAGATGTAGATGTAATATTAGAAGCTCCTCAGCATCGTTCTCAACGAATGTTTAATCATTTAGGAAATGAACCTTTAAAAGCAAGAATTGAACAAGTTGATTACAAAGTTTTATTCTGTGGACATATTCATGGAGGAGATCATGACTTTAACGAAGAATGGAGGACTGTAAATGTAAGTCATTTAAATGAAAATTATAGACCACATTATCCACCATTTTATATTGAAATAGAAAAAGATGTCGAATGAAAAAATGACTAATCCATTCAAAAGTGCTTCAGGTGAATTAATTTGGGGTACATCTTCTTCATTTGTTATAACAGAAGAACAAGTTAATGGCTTAATTTATCAAATAAGAGAATTAAGAAGTAACTTGGAACTTGAATTGAAACAAAGTGAATGTAATCATGAGGAGACTTTTATTTCTATTGAACAAGACGAAGATGGAAATAAAGTAAGAAAAGAAGTATGTAAATCCTGTAACAAGGTAGTAAACGATAACGTAGGAGGAGGAATGATATAATGGAAATAGATGAAGAATTGTACGAAATGCAACAAATGGAACTAGCTTTTAAAAAAGCTTGCGAATTACATCTTCAATATGAACAACATATGATTTCTAATCGTATTCAGTTTCAGCAAAAATGTCCTCATCTGGAATTAAAAGTTTCAGACTATGAAGATCCTATTCACAAAAAACGTTATAATGTATATCATTGTAAACGATGTGAGAAATTAATTAAAAAAGAAGAAAAAAATGAGTAAGATTTGGTTTATGAGTGATACTCACTATGGACATCTTAACATTTGTTATGGTACTTCTAATTGGAATGATAAAGAAACAACAACTCGTCGATATAATACAATTGATAGAATGAACGATTCAATCGTTAAATCTATAAATGATTGTGTTATGCCTGATGACATTATATATTTTCTTGGTGATTGGAGCATGGGAGGAATTGAAAATATTGCTAAATTTATTCGTAGATTAAATTGCAAAAATATATTTTTTGTTCCTGGAAACCATGATCATCATATCAAAAAGAATAAGGCATTTATGTTTGTTGAAGATGGTAATACAATTATAGTTAATCCACAGGAGTATTTTACAATGCTTCCTGAATTAACAACTATTACTATAAATAAACAAAAGTTTGTGCTTTCTCATTATCCCGTTGAACAATGGGAAGATATGGATCGTGGTTCTATTATGCTTCATGGACACTGTCATCATACTATTGATAATTGTGAAACAAATACCAAATATCGTCGCATGGATATAGGAATAGATTGGAAAGAATTTAGACCTTACTCTCTTGAAGAAATATTAAAAATTATGGAAACAAGAGAGTATAAGAAGCATACCAGCTAATGATAAAAATATATACTGACGGTGCCTATTCTCCTTCGAGAAGTCAAGGAGGATGGGCATTCGTTGTTTTAAAAGATGATGTAAAGATTTACTCATCTTTTTTTCCAGTAAAAGATACCACTAACAATAGGATGGAAATCCAGGCAGCTATTGAAGCTTGTAAGTGGGCAAAAGAAAATGGATATGATGAGATAACCATATTCTCTGATTCAATGTATGTGATTGGAACAATGACATTAGATTGGAAAAGAAAAAAAAATAATGACCTTTGGTCAGAAATGGACGATGTAACTTCAACTGTGAAAGTTAATTGGGAACACGTTAAAGGTCATAACGGAGATAAATATAATGAATTGTGCGATGCACTAGCTGTAGAAGCAAGTAAAGCAAGTAGTTAATATGAGTATAATAGGTGATATTAGAGACGAACGAGAAGATGAGATGTTTAAAGAATTTTTAGTTTTAATAAGTAATAACTTAGAAACTGAAAGTATATTTTTAACTTCGAATCCACAAACATATTTCAAAGTTGAAGCTGGTGAAATGATTGAAGCTGTTGCTAAGATTTTTGGACGCAGTAATGAAACCGCAGGCAAGATATTTAATGAAATAATGGACAAAAAAGAAAATTAGAATGGCAGGATTAAGAACTATTGTAGAGGAAAGACCTAAAAATGTAGCAGTTATGGATGTATTTTCAAAACTGATACAAGAAAGAATTATATTTATAGATAATGTAATTGATGATGATTTAGCGAATGGAGTAATTGCTCAAATGCTTTATCTGGATTCTCTTGATAGTAAAACTCCAATTGATGTTTATATAAATACTCCCGGTGGAAGTGTTTATGCAGGATTGGCAATTTACGACATTAGTGAAAAAATAAAAGCTCCTATTAGAACCGTATGTATGGGACTAGTTGCATCAATGGGAGTACCTTTAACCTTAATGGGAAAAGAAAGATGTGCAACAAAAAGAACTCGATTTATGATTCATCAACCATCGGGTGGAGCATTTGGTACTGTTTCGGATGTAAAAATTTCAGTTAAAGAAATTGAGACTGTTGAGAAAGAACTTTACTTAATTATTGCTGAAAAAACTGGTAGAACTTATGAAGAAGTAGTAAAAGACTGTGATCGCGATTATTGGATGAGTGCCGAAGAAGCACTATCTTATGGAATTATAACAAAAATACTTTAATGGATTTAAGTGAACGCACATTATATGTAAAAGATAAACAAACTGTTTTAGTAGATACTACATTTATATATGAAACTTGCGTTTATCTTCATCATAAAGGATATTTCTCTTTAATTAATTCAAAATTTTACTCATCTCCTAAAGAAATTAATGGAGTTGTTGAATCATTTTTTATTAAGAAAAATGTAGAGATTTGTTCCGAGCTTTTTGCAGCACCAGAGCAATGGTTAATAGATAATCAATTTACTAGATATGTTAAACCTACAAAGATGAAAAAAGTTACAAATAAAGTAAAAAATAAAGGTAATGGCAAATAGAAAATTAACACTGATAAGTCCAGCAATAGGAGAATTATTAGTAAAACAAATTGCTCATGAATTAAAGAATCGAAATTTATATTTAAGCTTTGCTAATTATTTTGGCGTAGAAGGAATTGTTGATTTAGAAAAATATTATCGATATCGAGCAGATGAAGAAGATGATCATCACAAATGGATCATGGATTATTTATCTGAAGGTGATTATAAATTTATGTATCCCGCTGTAGAACAAAATACAGAAAAATTTGACACTTATGTTACTCCTTTTAAACAAACTGTTGACAGAGAAATAGTAACTACTCAAATGCTGTATACAATCTATGAGTTGGCAATATCTGAAAAAGATTATATGACAGCATCGTGGTTGTACGAAAAATTAATAAAGGAACAAATAGAGGAAGAAAATACTTCAAGAATGGCAGTTACCATTATGGAAGAAGAATCCGATATTTACCTAAAAGCTGATAAAGTATTAGATTTGTTAGAAAAATAAGATGAATTATTTGGTTTTTGATCAAGAAGGAGAACTGCTTGATGTATTAACTTTTAATTCTAATGACGATCTAACTTTATTTAAATCTACTAACCCAACATACGTTATTCGTGAAGAAGAAGATTTCATAATTGATGAAGATGATTTTTTTACGGAAGATGATGAAGGATTTGAATGGTAGAATTAATTAAAGAAGTAGAATTATTAGCAGTAAGAGATGGAGTTTATACCGTATATGTTTTCAAAGTTTTAAATGAAGAAAACTATGTAATGTGTACAAGACTTCCAAATTGGCAGGTTCCCGAAATATCAATTGGAGATCAAGGTTTTTTACAATATCAAATTGTAAATGCTGGAGATAAATATGTCACTCCTGATGGAGAAAAAGATATATTTAGATATTCTAATTGTTATTTCATAAATTTCGTAAATAAATCAGATATTGTAAAAAATAAAGAAATAATAATGTAAGATATGAGTACATTAATGGAAGAAAAATTAAAAGAAGCAATGGATAAGAAACAAGTTGATATTAATAGCTTTATTTGGAAAGGAAATAAAGTACTGGACGCTTCAGGTAAATATAAACAGACTGAGAAAAAACTAACTGCAATGTCTGAGTTTGAAATAAATGAGTGTTATGATCACTGTAAAACTATGTTATTTAACAAGGATGTACTAAATCCTGGAAGATATGTAGTGTTGGAAGGAATCGCGGATCAGAAAGACAGAGTTGGGGCAGAATTGTTTTTACGCAGTGTAGAACAAAAAGGGAGTTTAAGTCGTTTTACTCTTTTAGGATCAATAAATGAATTCTTAAAAAACAACAAAGAAGCACTTAAGAATTATAAACCTGTGGTAGGTGATGTATTCTCGGGCATACCAAACGAGTTTATGAAAATCCCTCTTAACTTAGTTATTGATGGATGTCTAGATAGACTTGGAACATTTAACAAAAAACACATAACAAGAACCTTTATATTAAAACAAGGTATCTGGTTAACACCTGCTGAATCAAAAGAATTGGTTGAAACAAATGAGGACGGTTCAATAAAAGACAGGTTAGAAGTCATTAGAGAAAGATTAAACATTAAAGAAATTGAGAAATTGTATATCAATTCTAAAGGTTTAAATTATACTCAAATGCGCGCGATGCTGAATATCAAACCAAATAAAAAATATATGGATTTGACAACTGTTCAATTGGAAACTTTAAGATATCGAATTTTATTCAATCTTGAAGAAACAGTTAAAGAACATATTTCGGCTTGGGAAAGAAGAATGGAAGAAATCGAAATGGTAGCAAACTATAAAGGTTTCAAAATATAATGTTGAGTGAAGTATATGATATCGAAGTATTATGTAATTTATTTACATATACAGGGTATTGTAGACAAACTAACACGTATCATCAATTTGTAATTCATAAATCACAAAACGATTATGAATTATTAATGAGTCATTTATTTAGAGACAAATTGATAATGGTTGGATATAATAATGAAAATTATGATTATCCAATCATTCATCACATGATAAACCATTATAATGAATATAAATATCTTAGTGGTTTTGAATTGTCTCAAAAGATTTATAAAAAATCTCAAGAAATTATTGAATCTCAATTTAGTGATGTAGCTGATTGGAATAAACATATCTATCAAGTTGACTTAATGAAAATTATGCACTTTGATTCAACTGCTAAATCTACATCTTTAAAGGATATAGAGTTTTATTTGCGATTGGATTCTATTGAAGATATGCCATTTTCACATGATTATTGGATTACTACTCAAAAAGAAATTGATAATATTTTATCTTATAATAAACATGATGTTTTTGCAACATGTTGTTTATTAGATGTGGTTCAAGGCAATACTGAATTAGAATTGTACAAAGGTCAAGACAAAATTCAATTGAGAAAAGATATTCAAGCTGAGTTTGGAATCAAATGTATCAATTATAATAATGTTAAAATTGGAGAAGAAATTAACAAAATGGAATATTTGAAAAATAATCCAGGATTACGCGCACAGGATTTGAAAAATGTAGCTCCTGTAATAAGACCTTTTACATTTGGTCAGTGTATTCCTTCTTATGTTAAATTCAAATCTCAAAAATTTATTGATTTTTATAATTCTATAAAAGATATTCAAGTAAACATCAACATTGTTAATAAAGAGGATAAACAATCTTTTACATTAATTCATAATGGTACCAAATATACTATTGCAAGAGGTGGAATACATTCTTGTGAGACTGGAAGAAAATTAATTCCTGGACCAAATGAATTACTTCGAGATGCTGACGTTGGATCACAATATCCAAATGCGATTCGTAAAAGACGTTTATTCCCAAATCAATTAGGAGAAAGTTGGCTAATTGGTTATACAAATAATATCCAACGAAGAATTGATGCTAAGAAAGAAGGAAAAAGAACAGGAAATCCTAAATACACTTCTATTGCCGATACTTATAAATTGGCATTAAATGGAGGTGGTTTTGGTAAATCAGGTGAGCCAAAGAATTGGCAATATGATCCTTTCCTTTCTTTAAGTTGTACTATTGGTAATCAGTTCGAAATTTTAATGCTTATTGAAGAAATGGAATTAAATAATATACATGTAGTATCAGCTAATACTGATGGTATTGTTTGTTTATTTGATAAGTCATTGGATGAAAAATACTATGAAATTTGTCACAATTGGGAAAAAATAGTAGGGAATGAAACTTTAGGTCAATTGGAGTATACAGAATATAAAATGCTTATTCAAACTTCAGTAAATGATTATATTGCTGTAAAACCTGATGGAAAAATTAAATTAAAGGGTGATTTCTGTATTGATGTAGAAATGCATAAAAACCCTTCAATGCGAATTGTTCCAATTGCCTTACGTGATTATTTTGTTTATGGTAAACCGATTGAAGAAACAATAAAAAATCACAATAATATTTATGATTTTTGTTTACGAATGAAAACCAATCGAGCATATCAAGCTGAGTATCACTATGTTGATTTAGATAGAAGTGAGTATAAAATTGATCAACTTTCTAAAACATTACGATATTATATATCAAATAAAGGCGGAACATTGTATAAAAGAGAAAAAGCAACTGGTAAATTAATTGGAACAAATGTTGGTTTTGTTGCTACAACTTTTAATAGATATGTAGAAAAACCAATGGAAGACTATGATGTCAATTATCAATTTTATATAATGGAATGCAACAAAATTATTAATCAAATTGAAACTTCTCAATTAACACTATTTTAAAATGGAAAAGAAAAGATTTAAATTTACAGTCGAATTTGACATGGAAGATTCTCCCGAAACTTCAGGATTTGTTGAAGATGCCATTGAGGTTATAAAAAGTGGTGAATTCGCTCAATCATTAGAAGAAGATGGATTTACAAACGTTATTTGCGAAATCGTTGAACTATGAAAAAAGGAGATTTAGTAAATATTACAAAAATTGTTGATAATTTTGATGGTAATCATCCAAATGGAATTAACGAAGGATATTCTAAAACTGGAACACTTTATTCAGATTTAGTAGTCGGTGAAAATATTGTAGTAATTAGTAGTTCACGTCAGTTGACTACTTCTAAAATAATTGAAATAGTTGATGAAAATACGGTAAAAACTAGAAATTCTACTTACCGAATTGAACTTGTCGTACCAGAAGATTTGTAAAACTTTTTTTGAAGATTTAACTCTTTTTTCTTGTGTATGTCAAATTTTTTTTGTATCTTTGTATTAAGAAAATGAAAAATGAGAAAATGAAAAATTTTAAGCTAGAAAGACTCCAACAGGGAGAAAGCTTTACTACTTCGGAAAAAGGAAATTCTATGACCCCCAAGAATAAAATCTGGTCAAGAACATATACTGTCGCCCGCTCAATGGAATTCTGTTGATGTGGGCGACATTGTTTATTGTAAAGTCCGAGGAAGATTTTACACACATTTAGTCATTGCTAAGAATGAATCCAAAGGTTGTTTAATTGGGAACAATCATGGAGGAATTAACGGTTGGACTAAACAGATATACGGTAAAGTAACAGAAATACTTTAAGTATGATTAAATTTTTTATAAATGACACTTGATAGAACTGAAAGGCAACGATTAGGGGTTAGAAAGTGGATTGAAGCAGGTTGTAGAGGAACTTTACAATGGTGTACAGGTGTAGGTATTTAAAGAAAAAATGAGTATAATTAAATTAAAACAGTTCTGAATATAAAAATTAATGTATGTCATATATTTTAGATTTTATGTACAATAAAAATATTACCTTTGTGTAATATAATAAAACATAAAATATGGGAAAAAGACATGAACAAAGAATTTATGATGAATTAGCTACTAAATATTTAGTAGAAGGATTAAGTTTGATAGAATTATCAAAACAATCAGGTATAGATAGAAGAACATTATCTACTAATTTTAAAAGAATGGGCATTGAAATAGTTAATAAACAAAATTTAACTAAATTTGACGAACATATTTTTGATGAAATAGATAATGAAGAAAAAGCATATTGGTTAGGATTTATTTTTGCAGATGGTTATATATCAAGTTCAAGTAATAATTTTGAATTGTCTCTTGGGTTAAAAGATATAAATCATTTAGAAAAATTTTCTCAATTTATGAAATACAATGGAGCAATAAAACAAGATTTTTATAGATGTAGATTTTCATTAAGAAATAAACATTTATGGAATACGTTAAATAACTACGGTTGTACTCCTAAAAAATCATTAACTCTAAAATTTCCAAATAAAGGTATTTTTAAATCTAAAGATTTAATAAAACACTTTATGAGAGGGTATTTTGATGGGGATGGTTGTATAACATATCAAAAAGATACTAATAGTGTAAATGGTGTTTGTAGTGTATTAGGTACATCTGAATTTTTAGATGAATTTGAAAATATTTTAAATTTTCAAAAATCTATTACAAGATGTAAAGATAAAAGATTAACTGGAAATACAACTAGTTTATCTTTTAAACGTACTGAATCAATACAATTAATGCATTATTTATATGATAATTCTTCTATTTATTTAGATAGAAAATTTAAATTATATTCATTTTTTAAAAATGGATGCCGTTCATTAGAGGAATTTAATGAATTATTATTGACCAATATCGGGGAAAGCTGTGACGCTAATCCCGAGATAAATGATTAGATTACGAAAGGCTAATCATCATCGTAACGCGTAGGAGATGAATAAATATAATTCTCCCAAGAGTGGTCGACATCCAGAACGGATGAAAAGGTACGCTGGACTTATACAAAAAAAGAAGTATAAGAAGTTAAGATAAAAAGCTTAACGATAACAAAACGAAAACACGTGCTGCATTAACTGCAATTAAAGGATTCTTAACAAAGAATTCTAATAAAAAGATAGTAGTTGTTGTTCCTACTGAACATTTAAAAATTCAGTGGATTCAAGAACTTTCTCAGTATTTTTTACTGAACTATGTTTCTGTGGAAATTATTAATTCTGCAATTAAAATTGACGATCAAATTGATTTTCTAATTCTGGATGAATGTCATAGAATTCCATCTGATACCTTTTATGCTGTCTTTAATAAAAGACAACCAAAAATTGTATTAGGTTTATCGGCGACATTCAGTAGATTAGATGGCAGACACGAATTGTTAAACCGATTTTGTCCAGTATGTGATGAAATATCTGTAAAAGAAGCTATTGAAAATAAATGGCTTTCTCCTTACAAGGAATATAAGGTAATTATAGAACCTGACGATATTGACATATACCGTGAAGCAAATCGACAGTTTAATGAAGCGTTTTCTGTTTTCAATTTTGATTTTACATTGGCGATGAATTGCATGACTAACATTATTTACCGTAGAACATATGGTAAAAAGATGGGAATGGATGCAAAAGAATTAGATGCTGTAGTTTTTACTTGGGGTAGAGCATTGCGTGCGCGTAAAGCATATGTAATGGAACATGTTAAGAAGTTAGAAATAGCTAGAAAAATTATTGAAGCCAGACCGAATGAAAAGATTATAACTTTCTCCGCAACGATTGCACAGGCCGAAAAAATTGGAGGAGGTTATGTAGTTCATTCTGGAAAAACTAAGAAGAAAAATAGAATAACTCTGGAAGAGTTTTCTAAATTGAAACTTGGGGTTATCCATACAGCTAAAAGTTTGGATGAAGGAGCAGATATTAAAGGATTAAGTGTCGCAATTGTTCTTTCCAACACATCTTCTCAAACTCAAAAAACTCAACGAATAGGAAGGGTTATTAGATATGAAGAAGGGAAAGAAGCAGAAATATTTACTCTTGTAATAAAGGGTACAATGGAAGAAGGATGGTATAATAATTCGACTGCTGGAAAGAATTATATTGAGATTACAGAATCAGAATTAGATGAAATTTTATTAGGAAAAGAGTCTGAAAATATAGAAAAAGTAGGAAAAGAAGTGGGAATGATGTTTAGGTTTTAAAAACAAAAGAAAAATGATAAATGAAAAAATGCTTGAATACCTAATGATTTCAGAGATATTAAATACAACAGTGAATTTAAGGACAAGTCCTGTTTATAATTGGTTGTATCCTCGATACTCTGAATTAAGAGATGAGTTTATTAAAGAATACACTCCTACAATACCCAATACTAAAAATCCCGTAACGGATAATAACGACAAGGAAAGTAGTTAAAAACTACATTTACATGCAACAATTTGAATTATCTCTGAAAGAAGAGATAAACATCTATATCAATAGTGGACTTACACCCACGGAATTATTTATCCTAAGATTATTATTCTTGGCTATTGATGGAGATTCTTCTCTTCTTGTAAATTATTTATCAAACATTTCGGATGGTAAAATAATTTTTAGAAAAGTATTAGAATCACTAAAAGACAAGAAAGTTATTCTGTCTTCATTTAAGATTCCACAAGAAGGAGAATCTTTAAATTTTCAAAATATACCTTTTAATAAGAATTTTCTTAAAATGTATATTAGAGAATCAAATGAATTAGGAAAAGAGTTATTTGATGCATATCCTCCGTTTATTAATATAAATGGAAAATTATGCAGTATTAAAAATTTTACCAAAGCAAATCTTTTTACATTTGAAGAGTTTTGCACATATTACGCAAAGGCAATTAAAAATGCAGGAGTAACTCACGAAAGAGTTATAGAGGCTGTTGAATTTGGAAAAGAACACAACTTACTTAATTATTCAATTACTGAATTTATAGCTTCTCGAAAGTGGCTTGAAATTGAATATATAAGAGAGAGTGGGAACGTAAACGGGTATAATAACTCAGAGCTTGTATAATGGGTGTAAAGCAATTATTAAAAAATATAGAAGAAGGAAGAAAAGGTAGAAATATTGGTATTAGTACAGGATTACCTACTATTGATTCGATTATATACGGAATACAAAGAAAGTATTTATATACTATTGGTGCAGATACCTCGGGTTAAGGAAATTTAAAAACAATAAGTATGATTGGAGTTTATAAAATTATAAACAAAACAAATGGAAAATGTTATATAGGCTCATCTATAAATATAAATAATAGGTGAGCAAAACATAAAGCACTTCTTAGACATAATAAACATGAAAATAAGAAACTTCAAAATGCTTGAAATAAGTATGGAGAAGAAAATTTTCAATTTATTGTGATAAAAGAATGTGATAATGAGATGCTTTTAGAAGAAGAACAAAGTTATTTAGATGAATTAGGAGCGCAAGATTTTATTAATAAAATTAATAGAAATTTTGATAAAATTTGCTACAATGTTTCAGCTATAGCTAACACCTGCATAATAACAGAAGAAGTTAGAGCTAAAATAAAAGAGTCATTAAGAATAAAAAGAGAACAAGGATTATTGTTAAAAAGTAATACTAAAAAATGTTACCAATATAATAGATTTACTGGAGAATTAATAAAAGAATGGGATATTATAAACGATGCCAATCGCCATTATAACACTCCTAATAATAAAACTTCTGTAATACAAAGAAACTTGTGAGGAGACACTACTACTGCCTTTGATTCTTTATGAACATTTGAGCCAATAGAATTTGTGTGAGCAAGAGCTCCTCAAAAAAGAACTACTTTAGTAGTTCAAAATATGGTAGAAAAAACATATGCTTTTTATGATAGTGTTCCTATCTTCTTAAAAGCTATAGGATTAAATCCTAATTCTAGAATAACAATAACTAAATGTATTGATAAACAAATTCCATTTAAAGGTATTTATAATTGTTTTAAAATTGAAGCCCCTGTCATTTATGACAGAAAACCATTTGAATTGCTGGGAACTCGCGAAGATATAATAACTAAAACGAATGAAGAAATTCTTAACGTAAATGTTAAAAATATTATATTATGTGACAATCAGCAGCCAATCTCCTAAGTCATTAGATATGGAGAAGGTTCAACGACTATCCCTGGAGAGGGAGTAGGATTCAAGAGAATTCGAAGCGGATGGTAAGATTAAAAATCTTAATGATATAGTCTGGACTTATATGAAAGTATAAGAGTGTGTGCGGAATCGGCACTCACACAACATAATCGGGTAAAACCTCTTTTGCAATAGACGTATTTGTGTATAACTTGTTGAAAAATAGACAAGATAAAAATGTATCAATCCTTTATTATTCCTTTGAGATGTCGGCAGATATTTTATTTGCTAAGTTATTATCTTTACATATCTTTGATACATATGGAGAAGTAGTGACTTATGAAGACATTTTATCCTTAACTAATCCAATCTCTGAAGAACATCAAGACCTCGTGAGGAAGTCTGAAGATTGGCTATACGAACTCCAAGAACACCTAACTATTTATGACAAAGCTTTGTCGCCAAACGGAATATACGCAACTTGTAAAGAGTGGCTAAAACAATTTGGGACATTCGTTGAATTAGAGGAGCATCGGGAGGATTATATAGATAATGACCCTAATAGGTATAAAGTGGCAATAATTGACCACGTTGGACTTATTACTGGTCCGGGATCTAAAAAAGAAAAAATAGACTTAACCGCAGATTATTTTATCTATTTTAGAAATAAGTGTTCCATGACTGGTGTATTTATTCAGCAATTGAATAGAAATGCTAAAAGTATGGAAAGAAAAACTAACGGATATGAACTTATTCAGTTAGATGATTTCAAAGACACATCAGGAACTTTGGATGCGTCCGAAGTAGTAATTGCTCTCTTTTATCCATATAGAGAGAAAATAGCAAGGTGCGAGGGCTACCCTATCCAAAATGTTCTCAAAAAGCGATTTAGATTAGTTCAAATTTTAAAGAACAGATATGGTATAGCTGATGCTTCAAAAGGTACTTCATTTTTTGGAGAAATTGGAATGTATCGTGAGATACCAAAACCAGATGAAATTGGCGATTATGAACCATATTTATCTTTAAAATATATTAAACCAGATGAAAATTATACAGATGAAAATGACAACAATGTATTTAATTTTTAATTATGGCAGAACTTATTGCAGTAGTAGGTAATTCAGGGAGTGGTAAATCGACTTCTCTTAGGAATTTAGACCCTTCATCAACGTTTATAATCAATGTGGCAGGAAAACCACTTCCTATTAGAGGATACAAAAAGAATTATAAACCTTTGGTGATGAATACCGAAACTAAAAAATATGAAGGCAATCTATATAACACGTCAGATGTGACAAAGATTGCGCAAATTCTTAAAATTATTGATCGAACAAGACCGGAAATTAAAACGGTTATTATCGAAGACGCTCAGTACATTATGGCTTTTGAAGCAATGGACAGAGCACAAGAAAAAGGGTATGAAAAGTTTACTCAAATTGCAGGTAACTTCTATTCAGTATTGAAAGAAGCAATGAACATGAGAGATGACTTAAAAGTTTGCGTATTAACCCACGCAGAAAATATTGGGGATGCACTAAATCCTAATTATAAGATTAAAACAATTGGTAAAATGATTGACTCTATGATTACTGTAGAGGGTCTATTTACTTATGTATTGTTTACATCATTAATTAGAGATGTTGAGGGAGAAGTTGCTCACAAATTTATTACTCAATCAGATGGAACTACAACTGCTAAAACACCAATGGGATGCTTTGATAGTATGCTTATTGACAATGACCTGCAGTATGTAATTAGTAAAATTGACGAATATAACGAACTTTAATGATTAAACAAATATCTATAACATTTGATTTTAATACTGAAACTGAAGAAGTTTCTAATATTAAAACTGTAGGAAGTACTGAGAAAAAAGCTCGTACAACTACTAAAAAAGTAAAAGATGTAGTTGAGAAAATGGCTAATGAAGCATTGATTACTCTTGAACCTAATAAGCTAATATTTAATTCTAAAGCTGTTTCCGATATGGAAATAGAGTATGAGGATAGAATTGTTATCAAATGGGAAAAAGAAGGTAAGAAAATGACTCCAATAATTGGAAAGGATATTGCATTTGATGAAGAAGGAACTGGTAACAAAGTAACTAAATCAAATTCAATTGCGTATAAAGGTAAGGCTAATACGGTATTAGCAGAACTTGGTACCGAATTTACAATTGAGCCACTTCGAGAAGGTGTTTGGAAATTGTTATCTACAACAGGAGGAACAAATGAAGACACTTCAACATTAGAGGAAGCAATAGAGCAAGCAGAGGAAGTAGAACCTGAATTGCTAGTTGATACAGATGAGAATAACGAAATAGATGAGTTACAATTCAAACTATAAATAATTTAAAAAATTATGAGTTTTTCATTTAATACAACAGCAGGAGCATCACAAAGCAGTGCAAAACCAAGATTAGCAGGTAATGATATCTATAATGTAAAATTTGACGGTTGTGAAATCGTAGACATTAAAGGTGTTAAAGACCCAGACAAAGTATACAAAGTAATTAAACTGAAATTTTCAAATGGCGATGGAATTTATGAACATACGGTGTTTGAGCCAAGACCTGAAGATTTCACAAGAACAGAAAACGAATATACTTCAAAAGATGGTAAAAAGGAAAAAATTCCTCAACCATCTGGAGTTGAAAATATGATGTTATTGTTCAAACACGCTATTGATTCTATAGCACCATCTATCGGAAAAGAAATTGACAACGGAACTAAAAACTTAGGTGCAGCCAACTGGGATGACCTAAGAACTCTTGTTGCTAAAATCTTAGATTCTGGTAAAGGAAAAGAAGTCCAAATTAAACTTTTGAAAAACACTAAAGGAGAGGCTACTTTCCCTGGTTATTTCTCAGGTATCACTAAAGAAGGTAAAGCTTATGTAAGAAATAACTTTATCGGTGATAAATTGGCTTTTAGTACTTATGAAATTACGAGAATTAATAACGAAGCTAATGCGAAACCAACTAGAGCTGCATCTTATGGAACTCAATCTACAGTAGGAAGTGAATCATCACTTGGAACTCCTGGGTTAGATATCGAGTTTGATATGCCAGTTTTATAAAAATAATTTCTTATCTTTGTAGGCTTAAATTAACAATGTATGTACAAATTAGACGTAGCCCCAAAGATAACAAAAGAACTTTTACTTTCAAAATACTCCCAAGAAACGTTTTTCGAACATTACTTGGGAGTACCTGTTAAAAAAGGATTATTCAAGAGTCCTTCAATTATTAGAACAGATAACAATCCAACTTGTTCTTTTTATAAAGACAAGAAGGGTAATTTAAAATATAAAGATTTTGCAGGACCAACTTTCGACTTTGTCGGATGTGTAATGTATATATTTAATTGTAGTTATTATAAAGCTTTGCGAATAATAGCTAATGATTTTGGATTTATTGAGATTGAAAAAGTTGAGAAGAATCCTCCAAAAATGGAATATACTGGTCATGAGTTGAAGCAGACTGATAAAGCAAAAATAGAAGTAGAAATCAAAGAGTTTTCTCAAAGAGAACTTGATTGGTGGGGAACCTATGGTATTGGCTTACCAACTCTTAAAAAATTTAAAGTATTTTCAATTAAATCTGTATTTCTAAACGGAGTTTATTTTACATCTTCTTCTGAATCATGTCCGATTTATGGATATTATGGTGGAGAAAATTCAGATGGAGATGAACTCTGGCGTTTGTACATGCCGACGAAAAGAACCTACCGGTTTCTAAGTAATTGGAGTTCTACTATGATTCAGGGATCTAAAATGCTTCCTAAATCTGGAGAGTTTGTTGTAGTAACAAAATCACTTAAAGACGTAATGGCTTTATATGAATTTGGTATTCCAGCAATCGCTCCAAATAGTGAGAACTTATTTTTAACAGAAACACAATATGAAAAACTTCAAACTAAATTTCAACAAATATATATATTATATGATAGGGATTTACCTGGAGTAAAATCAGCTAATCGAATTCGTAAGAAATTTGATGGCTTACAAGTATTGTTAGTTCCAAAAGTAAAAGACTTTACGGACTATGTTAAGAAATATGGTACATATAAAACATTTAATCTAATTGAAGAATGGCTAGAAAAAAGAAAGAAGAATCTACCGAATGAGTAGAACAAGAAGTTCAGGTTGAAAAACCTAAGAAGAAAAAAAGTGGGGCGTATTCCAAAACAAAGGGATCAGCTTATGAAAGACAAATTGTAAATGAGTTAAAAGCATTAACTGGTAATGAAAACATATGCACCGCTAGAAGTGAATCTAAGAAATTAGATGATATGAAAATAGATATTGCAGACCCTGATAATATTTTACCTTGTTATATTCAGACAAAGAAAACACAAACTACACCAAGTGTTAAAAAAATAAACGCCGAGGTTGGAAAGAAAGATAAACCTTTGTGTATCTTATGGAATATACAAGAAAAGAAAGAAGGGAATACTAATATTACTTCACAAGGTGAATATGCGATCATTCCAAAAGAGTTCTTTTATGAACTTTTAAAAAATCATAAAGAATAATGGAATTATTACTAAGAACTTATATAAAACAAACCTTTGACAAAAATGTTTCTGAAACAGCAACTGTTGGAGAATTATTAGCATTTATTGTTAATTTTTCGTATTCAGAAGGTTATCAAGAAGGTTATCAAGATGGCAGTAATTCGCAATAAAGAACATAAATAGATTAATCATTAAAAGTAAAAAATATGAATGTATATTTAGATATCGACGACGTAATATTTGATTGGCATAGAGACTATGCAAAACGCTTTAATTGCAAAGTTCCTAAAAGATGGAGCAAATCTAAAGTAATGTCCGACAGACTTAAAATTCTTTCTACAGAGAAAGATTTTTGGTTAAACCTTACCGTGAAAAATAGACCTAACTTTATTCCTAAAGGATTCGTTAGTGCTAGAGGAATTTCTAAAGACTGGACAGTAGAATCTCTTCGTAAGAATCAGATCCCTGGCCGTAGTAACGTTCACCAAGTTCATTGGGGGCAAAGCAAAGTTGAACTTTTAAAATCTCTTAATTGTGATTTATTTATAGATGACAAATATGAGACCTTTAAAGAGTGTCATAAAAATGGAATATTCTGTCTTTTGATGGATGCTCCACATAATCGACATATTGTGACTCCTTATCGCATTTATACATTAGATATTGAAAATATTTTATATTTATGGCGGAAATTGCGATAATACCTGAATCTATTCGGTTAGTAAGATTAACCGATGAAGAATATTTTAGTACAGATTATAAAGAGTATATTTCAAATTCCAAATTAGGACTATTAAATCCTGATGAGGGAGGATCAATGGAAAAATATCTTGCGGGATATTCAGGAGATTATTCTGACTCATTTGAATTAGGCTCTGCTGTTCATGCAATGGTACTTCAACGAAACGATTATGATGTGTCAAATATTAGAAAACCAAGTGGTAAACTTGGACTATTTGCTGACCATGTATTTCGTCTTGAAAAAAAAGGAGTACCTCGAGAAAATGCTATTGCTGAAGCATCTATATCTGCTAACTATTATGCAAATAAATTAACAGATAAAAGATTAACTGCTGCACTGGAAGCATGTGAACCATATTGGGAATCACGAAAAGCATTTGAGGAATCTCCTGCATTTGAAACTGCAAGATCTCAAATATATTTATCTAGTGCATTAGCATCTAAGTACGAAATGTGCATGGCAGGAATAGAAAATAATCCTGAAGTTTATAATACATTATATCCAAAAAGTATTTTAGGTGATGTTGAGGTTTATAATGAATTTGCACTATTTGCAGAAGTTGATGTAACAATAGATGGTAAAACAACTAGATTAAAGTTAAAGTCTAAACTTGATAATTTTACAGTAAATCACGAAACTCAAGAGTTAACTCTTAATGATTTGAAAACTACTGGAAAACCCGTTAATTTTTTTATGGGAAATAATGTAAGAGTAAAAGATGAAAATGGCAATAATACTACTGTGTGGTATGATGGTTCTTTTCAAAAATTTCATTACTATCGACAGATGGGAATGTATCTTTGGATTCTTGCTTGTTATTTTAAACATAATCTTATTAATTATCGGTTAAAAGCAAATATGGTTGTTGTTGAAACAATTCCTGACTTTAAAACAAGAATTTATAAAGTTAATAATAAACATATTAAACAAGGACTTGACGAATTTAAGAAATTATTAATACTTGTTGCTAATGGATAGAAATGCAGTACAATCCGCTGTATCAACTTTTGAAGGGTTAGAGTATACAGATAAATTAAGTGCTTATCAAAAAGTATTTTCACTTGGGAATTTTACTTCCGAAGATCTTAATGAAAAGCTTGTTTTAATTTCTCTGACTGCTCTTACTTATCAAAAGATGAAAGAAAAGGATTCGGAAATTACGCCACTCAAAATTCTTATGAAAATTACAGGACAAATTAAAGATAATTCAGGATTTTATCAATTTCTTGAAGCTTTATCAATCCTTGTAACTGATATGTCTTATGGGTGTACTAAAATAGACACTTGTGGGATGAAAACTTCACAAGAAATTATTAATAAAATTAAAGAAATACTTGATACATGGCTCCCGTTTTAAACGAACAACAATTTTTTATTTTAGAAAATCCAATGGATTTTTCGTTATCCGAACAAGAAGAATATGAATCAAAACAAACTGTATCTGTTTGGGTTAAAGATAAGGATGTTATAAGGGCGTCCACAGATATTTCACTATTACAAAAAATAGAACCTGGTGTTTATGCTGTAGATTTCAGTAGAGATATGGGTTTATTTTGTAAAAAAATTGATATTAAATCAGATGAGTTATTTATCTTTTCTGATTCAATCACTCAAGAATTATTAGAAGAAATAAATTTGTTTTGGAGTAAAGCAGAATTATATAAAGCTAATAATTTAATTCACAAAAGAGGAATTCTTTTAGAAGGATTTCCTGGCACTGGTAAAAGCTCTATCATTTCAATATTATCAAATGAGATTATTGCAAAAGGTGGAGTAGTGTTTAAAATAAACGGGTTTAGAAATCTAGATCATTATATTGAGTTCGTGAGAACAGGATTTAGAAAAATACAACCCGATACTCCAATTATTACAATACTTGAAGACTTAGATCAATATGAAGATGTTGAGGTTGAATTGTTAGATTTTCTTGATGGAAAAACTCATCTAGATCATCACGTAATTATTGCAACTACAAATAACACCGAAATTATTCCAGATACATTTTTAAGACCAAGTAGGATTGACCTAAAAGTTGAGATACCACTTCCTAATGAAATTACTCGAAGAGAGTATTTTACACACAAAGAAGTGCCTGAAAATGATATTGAAGAATTAGTTTCTAAATCTAATAACTTTTCATTGGCGGATTTAAAAGAGTTGTACATTTGTATTTATTTATTGGATTATACAATTGACGAAGCAATTAATAAAATTTCTTCTCCAAGAGAAAAGAAAAATTATCTTCATTCTCCAGTAAATAAAGTTAAATTAGGACTTTAACATTTTTTAACATAGGTGATTCAATTTATTTCAAAATAAAGTCGTACCTTTGTATTGTAATTAAAGCAGATAATATACTACGCAGATGAACAATTAAATTTAATTTTCAAAATGTAAATGAATTATGAAAACAGTAGAAGCACAAGGCTACAACAAAGAAAAAGCACTAGAATCAACAGGATTAGACGTTCAGTTAGAAATGTTAAAAAATGCTACTCAAGCATGGAAAAAAGCTGGTTCTCCAATGAACGCAAAAGATTTAAATCGCTTTATGGCAGATTATATCAAAAGAAACAAACTAGTTGGAGCTTATTTGGTAATTGAGCCATCTTCAGACGACACTCGTCTTCGTCCTTATAGCGTTATCAACGAAACAACAAAAGGAAAACGCAAAACAACTACAACTTATCAGATTAAAGAAGCTGAACTTAAAGTGAAATTCACTAAAATGATTACTGAAGAAAATGAAGAAATCGAAGTTCCAGTAGTTGACGTAATTTCAGTAGGTGCTGTAGAAGCTCGCGCTGACAAGAAAGATGCCGCTCTCAAATTGATGAAGGATCTTATTGAAGTTAACAAGAAAGATTACGTTGTAGAAATCGTAAAAGAAGTAACAGAAGGTCAAAAATATGCTGGTTACGGTCAGTACACTCCTTCTAAGTCTGCAAAATTAGGTAAATTCCTATTTTTCGTACAAGACTAATTAGATTAGGTTAGTAATCAGATAGGTCAGGGTCGTAAGGCTCTGACCTTTTTTTATTTAATTTATATTAACGGCGTAACAGCTTATAAACAATCAGTAAATGGATAAAACAATAAATCACGATGCATCAGTAGATGAAGCATTTGAAGGTAGATCAGTAATAAATGCTCTTAGAGATGACTCTAAAGTTATTGAAGTTGCTGGCGAAAAAGTAGGAAAAATAACCGGATATTCTTTTAAGGTATTGGTTAGAAATAAACCTGCTATTGAAGGAACTTTCACAAGAGAAGAAGTCGATCTGATGTATAGACTTTATTCAACAGAAGGATCTAATTTAACACAACGTACAGTTTCGAGATATTTCCCGAATTATACGTTCCAGGACTTTAAAAAGATAATGAAAGCTTTCAATATCAGTAAGTCCTCGGCTCCTCTGGCACCTCACGCAATAGAGGAAAAACCCGTAGATGAGTTAATCAAACTTACTCTGCAAAACAAAGAAAATGATTTTCTAAGAAAATTAGAACAAGATAGAAATAGGCTAACTGAGGTTAAGCTCAAAGAGATGACTAAATCTTATTATGATCTTAGACAACAAGTTGCGGATTTTAGTGAGTTTCTCGGATCAATCAAAATTGAAGGCAGATTTGAAATTGTAAAACCCTCTACCATAAATACGAAAACGCTTATGGTATATCTTAGTGATATGCATATTGGAGCAGATGTTTCAAGATATTCGGTTTATGAGAATAATTTCACTTATGAAACTGCCAGAGAAAGATTACAAAAAATTGCATTGAAAATTCAAGAAATTGCCTTGACAACTGGGTGTACAAATGTTATTGTTTGTAATATAGGTGATTCTCTTGACGGCTACAACGGTGAAACAACTCGAGGAGGTCATTTATTACCTCAAAACATGAACAATAAAGATCAATTTAAGAATTATCTTCAAATGATGACTGAGTTCTTTGGCACTATTTCAGGTTGTGGGGTCTTCAATAACATCAAGTATTATGCTGTAGAAGGCGGTAATCATGATGGAGATTTTGGATTTGCAGCTAATAAAGCTCTTGAAGCCATGTTATCAATTCTTAACCCTAGTATTGAAGTAACTATCTTTGAAAAATACATTGAGCATTTTAAAGTAGAGAATCATACCTTTATTTTATGTCATGGAAAAGATGCAAAAGATGTATTTAAAAATATGCCTTTAGTTCTAAATGATAAAACCGAAAATCAAATAAATGAATATTTGGATTATAACGAAATTTATGGTAAAAATACCCACTTTATTAAAGGTGATTTGCATCAAACTGCTGTAACATTCGGAAAAAGATTCAGATATAAATCAGTTGCTTCATTCTTTGGCTCCAGCGAATGGATTCATAAGAATTTTGGAAATACCCGAGCTGCGGTAGATTTCGATGTAATTGATGGAGATACTATTTTAGAAACTCGATTAGTATTAAACTAAATGGATATAACTATTCAAGAATTATTGAAAGGTAAACCGACAATAATTAAAAATAAAGAATTTTTTCAAACAAAAACATATGTAGAACCTTTCTTAGAAAGAATGTCTGGAATAACTAATGATATTCGAGTACAGGTAAAAACACCTGAACAAATGACATTTACTAGAGATTCAGCAGACCTTACTTATAATAGAGTACTTATTCAAGCGGTTCTTCCGCCAGAACACACTATTGATGGTCATGATGAAGTAATAGGTTTCTTATATGGAATTGATGTAAAAAGACCTGTTGTAAAAATTTACAGAGGTTATTTAAATCAAGCTTGTACAAACTTGACAGTATTTAATCCACAATGGATTGATGTACAAGAATTGATTCCCGGAGATCCAATTAATTATAATGCTGTAAAGCATTTGATGGAACAAACAAACGATTTTGCACTTAAACTAAAACATCTTAAAGAAACTTATTTAGACAGGACAAAACGAAAAGAATTTCTTGGCGAATGGATAGATTATTCTTTAAGAGAACATCAAGACTATGGATTCGGTAAAGTAAAAATTGCGGTATCTACCCCAATTGATGCTTATAAACAACTGTTTATAGACCAAGATAGTCAGTATTTTATCCCTGAAGGGATAGACCCTTCTTTATATGACGTTTACAATTCTTTTACTCAAATCATTACTGATGATAAGAAAGATATTATGAACAAATTTGAGAAAACCATCATTGTTAATCGTTTACTTAATGTATAATGAAAGTAATTAAGGTAATTTTTAACAATGAAACTACCTTTATAAATGATATTGTATCCGACATTGATATTCCACATATCTTTGAAGGATACAATATTAGTTATCTTAAAGATAGAAGAAAAGCTCGAGAAATAATGGAACGACATGGAACAAAAAATATTCCATTGGTTGTCTTTGAAGATGAAAATCTTCAAGAATGTTCCGCTATATGGAGTGAATCTAATCCAGATTGGAAAAAAGAAATAATTAAAAAATTAAAAGAATAATGGTAATGTATTTTACAGAAGAAGATTTAGCATCTTTCGGACAATATTTACTTTCTGATGAAAGACGAGAAATGATTGAAAGAGCATCAATCGGAGAAACTCAAGATGTTTTACAGGACAGATTAAAAAATGTCAGCAATTTGGATTTAGCAAATTGGGCACAAAGTTTAAATCAATCAATGGAACAATAAATGAAGGTAAATGTTATTAATAAGAGCACTAATGAGTTACCAGTTTATGCTAAAGCTGGTGATTCTGGTGTTGATGTAAAAGCAGATTTTTCAAGAGGCATTTCAGATAAATTTATGTGGGGAGCTGCTTACGACGAAGAAAGAAAAGTAATTAATCTTTTTAGTGGAGGTAGACTCTTAGTTCCTACAGGTTTGTTTACATCTTTTCCTCCAGGATATGAAATTCAAGTGAGACCTCGAAGCGGATTAGCTTTGAAAAATGGAATTACTGTTTTAAATACCCCTGGTACAATTGATGCAGGTTATCGTAATGAGTTAGGAGTAATCTTATTTAATAGCTCGGATGAAGTATTCGAAATTGCTCATGGTGATAGAATTGCTCAATTAGTATTAGCTAAAGTTTCCTTAATTGAATGGAATGAAGTTGAATCACTTGATGAATCAGATAGAGGACAAGGTGGATTAGGTAGTACAGGAATTAAGTAATGACAATAAATAAATTATATCTAGTAACAAGAAATGCTAGAGATAAAGTTCAAGTAGTTATAACTGAATTAGAACAAAATGGAAACACTTTTGTAATAAAAAGAACTACTGGACAATATCAAGGTAAAATGACTGATCAACCTGAACTTACAATCGAGAGGGGTAAAGCCAAAAGATCAGTTTTACAACAAGCTGAATCAGAGTATAACAGCATTGTAAATAAATATTTAGATAAAGGATATAAGAAATTAGATTCTTTAACTACTAAGAAGTTTGAAGAGATATCATCTTTAGAAATGGATACATTAGTTCCAACAATAAAGAGTGATACAAATGGAAATTTAAAACCAATGTTAGCCAAATCTTCTAATAATTGTCAAAACTCTGTACTCAATAAACTTATGTACTGTTCACGAAAATTGAATGGTGTAAGATGTATGGTTAAATGGTCAGGAGATGGAGTAGTTACAATTAGTAGAGGAGGTAAGAATTATGATGTTGCTGCAACTAAAATTACAGCAGAATTATATAATTATCTTAAAGAAAATCCTGAAATTATATTGGATGGAGAATTGTATCACCATGGTACATATCTTCAGGTAATATCTGGAATTGCAAGATTAGAAACTTGGGAAGACAGATGTGATATACTTGAATATTGGATTTATGACATTGCAAGTGGTTCAATGGTATTTGAAAAACGTCTTGAAATATTAGATGAATTAAGAGATACTTTTGAAGGAAACCCTAAAATCAAAGTACTTGAACATATCCCCACCGAAAGTTGGGAAGAAATTCAAAGATTACATGATAAATGGGTATCTGAAGGATTTGAAGGTCTGGTTGCAAGAAAGCCAGATAAAGTATATGAATTTGGTAAAAGAGGTTCTACAATGATAAAGGTAAAACAATATCAAGATGCAGAATTTCTAATTGTTGATTATCAAGATGGATTAAGAGAAGAAGATTTTTGCTTCATTTGTCAAACAGATGATGGTAAATTATTCTCTGCTAAGCCAGTTGGTACGAGAGAGATGAAAGCTGAGTATATTAGTAATATTGACGATATTATTGGTAAAAAAGGAGTAGTAAAATATTTTGAAATATCTAAAGATGGGATTCCTCAACAGCCAGTATTTCAAGCAGTAAGAATTGACTTATAATGAAAGAGTTGATATTTAAAAAAGTAAAAGAAATTTTATCAGATCCTAGTAAAGTATTTTCTCATAAAATATATATTCACAAGAGAAATGAATATTATGGACTTACCATATATGGGGATGATAATGAAACATTGGTGGGAATAGATTTAAGAGTTTATGAAAATTTTGTAACTGAACCTACTGATAATTTTGAAGTTGGAAAATCAAAAAAAGTAAGAGAATTAAACGTTCTTGTAAATCACTTAGGTAGTGCAACAATTGATTTGTCTGAAGATGAGGTAATTGAATTTATATATTTGTACAATAATTTGTATAAAATATTTGAAACTAAATTAGTTGAAGAAATTAAAATATAATGAAAGAAACAACAAATGAAAATTTTTCGTCGGATATTAGTAGTAATAAAAACGTTATTATTGAGTTTTCTGCGGAATGGTGTGGTCCTTGCAAAACTATGGTACCAATACTTGAAGAAATTGATAGTCAAAATGAAAACATTTCTGTTTTCAAAGTAGATGCGGATACACAAGATGAATTGTGTAATCAATTTGGAATTCGCAATATTCCAACAACATTATACTATCGCGATGGTGATCTAATTGATCGAACAGTTGGATCAAAATCTAAAGACGCGATACTTAGTGTATTTAACGATTAAAAAAATAAAAAATTATGTATGCATTATATAAAGTAGAAGTTTGGATTAAAGCAGATTTAGATTCTGGAACTCCATTATCAAAAGTGCTACAAGAAGTAGAGAATATTCCATCAGGTAAAGTTGACTTTATTGATACGGAAGATTATCTCACAAAAACAGAAAAGTTTGTTCAGCCAACTGAAGAAGCTACTTTAAAAATATACTCTGATCAAGGAGTAGAGTTATTTACAAATAAAAAAGAATAATTATGCCAACAATAGTAAAACAATGCAATTGTAAATCTGATTTTCAGGATAGAACATATGGTAAAAATATGCGTCTACATAATGAAAAATTACAAGGTAAGGGTTCTGTATGTACAGTTTGTGGATCAATTAAGAAGTAATATGGATGTAATAAAATACTTAGAACTTCCTGAAGATATCAGAAGAGAACTTTACAAATACCATCATAATTATGATGAAACGTTTGAAGAATTTGATTCCGATATTGCAGAATGTACAACAAATGGCGATCTTGAAAATTTTGCTGAATATGTTAAAGAATGGGGAGAATGTAAAGAGACAGTTTCTGGAGGTTATATAATTTCAGACTATGTACTTGACACTGAAAATTATCGATTCACTGTTCAAGGCAGTCAGTATATTAAAGATCAAGGATTATGTGATTTTGAATTGAACGAGTTAGTAAATGTAATTCCTTTATCAGAAATTGAAGAAATGATTACAATTACTAAAAAAGAATACGACAGATTGTTGGAGATTGAATCCCAATTTAATAAATTGAGTTCGTAAAAAAATTTATGACAGTTGATAATTTTGAATTAATTAAACAACTTTTAGTTTTTGAATCTGAGGATGATTTTTACCATCTTCAGATTCTTAAACGTAAAAAAGATTGTGCAGAACACGAAAAAGGACGTAATAATAATGCGAGATGTATTAAGACTTACTATATAAGAAATCGTGAATATTTAGATAGTAAAAAGGATGAAATAATTTCATTATGTAAATTGTTTAAAGCAAGGGCCTATATTAACTTAAATAAAAAAAGTTATCAAAAGTCTGCAATGTATATGCTTAGAGAAGTAACCGATAGGATAATCTTTAAGCAATATGAACATATTTACAGAGCTTATGACTCCGTAATTGGAAGTAGCGAAGTAAATTCTGGAGAAAAAAGATGGATTGTTGATATTGACAATGTAGAAAATGTAAATAACTTAGAGTTATATAAGAATAATATTAATTCTTGTCGCCCAGAAGGTGATAAGATTATTGCAGAAATTCCAACTAAAAATGGAATTCATCTTATTACTAGACCATTTAACATTAAAGAAATGGAACCATTTCAATGTCTGCATCCTTTTGATATTCAGAAAAATAATCCTACTTTATTATATTTTGACGACAATGAATAGTCCAAAAATATATTTAATTGATGAAATTCGATTAAAAAATTTATTAAAAGAAAGTAGATTGTTAGCCGCATTATTAAATGGAGGAGTTGACAATTGGGAATGGTATGACGAATCAATTAATCAGTTTGAAATTAATACTGGTGAAGATATTGATAACATATCAACAGAGTTAGAAACATTTGATTTATATAAATAATGGATACTGCTTACTTAAATAAAATAAGTTATCATTTTTCACAAGAAGGTAATACCAGTGGTACAACTTCTGAAGATGAAGAATTGATTGTTGAAGTTGAAGGACCAGTTGGTTCTATAGAAAGAGAAGGAGGGTTTTTAGTAATTAGATCTTCTACTGGATGGAGCATAAATGATGCTGATGAATTAATGGAAATACTTAACCTTGTTCAAAAAGGAGTACCTCTTTCAAAACAAAATGAAAATAAATAAACCAAAAAATGAAAACTATGCAGCAATAGTTGTACAAATTAAAACAATTGTTCCACTTGAAAATTGTGATAATGTACATGCTGCTATTATACTTGGTAATCAAGTAATTGTAGATAAATCTGTGAAAGTTGGAGATATTGGATTGTATTTTCCTTTAGAAACTCAACTTTCACAACAATACCTTTCTAACAATAATCTTTATAGAAAACCTGAACTTAATGTTAATCCAGAAAATAAAGGATATTTTGAAGAAAATGGTAGAATTAGATGTGTAAAATTTAGGGGAAATAAATCTGAGGGTTTATTTATGCCTATTGAATCTATATGTTTTATATCAAATCCTCCAGTTGAATTGAATTTAAATGATACATTTGACGAATTAAATGGAGTACCTATTTGTACAAAATATGTAGTAAAACAAAATAAAACTCCCGGTCAGCCTGGGACAGGTAAAAAAGGAAAAGGTAAAATAGCAAGAGAAAACAAGTTAATCGAAAATCAATTTAGATTTCACGATGATACTTCCATGCTATACAAAAACTTACATAAAATTAAACCTAATGATTTAATTTCTGTTACTTACAAAATGCATGGTACATCTGGTATTTCATCTAAAGTATTATGCAAAAGACCACTTAAATGGTATGAAAAATTTCTTATCAAACTTGGAGTAAAAGTAGTTAATACTGAGTATGACTATATTTATTCTTCTCGTAAAGTAATCAAAAATCCTGATTTAAATCCAAATGCTCAACATTATTATAATGAAGATATTTGGGGAATTGCTCATAATGAAGTTAAAGATTTTCTGCAAGCGGGAATGACTTTATATTATGAGATTGTTGGATACTTGCCTTCTGGTGCTGAAATCCAGAAAGGATATGATTATGGATGTAAACCAAAAGAACATGAAATTAGAATATATAGAATTACTTATACTAACCCTGAAGGAAAAGTATTTGAATTCAGTGCTAAACAAGTTCAAGATTGGTGTCATTATAAAGGTTTAAAAGCAGTTCCTCAATTGTATTATGGATTTGCCAAAGATTTGGGTAAACACGCTAATTTATTACATCTTGATAAACCTTGGGATTCTGAAAAATTCTTAGATCTTATAAAAACAAAATACAATGAAAAAGATTGTTATATTTGTAAAAACAAGGTTCCTGAAGAGGGATGTGTTATTCGAGTAGAACAAGAAAATTTTGAAGCGTTTAAACAAAAGTCTAACCGATTCTATGAATTAGAAACAAAACAGCTTGATAAAGGCGAATCTAATATAGAAGACGAAAATTAAAAACAATGAACAACGAACTAGATGGATTAGATACATGGGATTAATTTGAAGATGATTCGGATGAAGATTATTTTAACGATGAAATGGATTCTTTTTTTTATGAAGATGAAATAGATGGATTAGATACATGGGATTAATTTGAAGATGATTCGGATGAAGATTATTT